ATTTAGAAATGGTTCTGGATTATCTTAACTCTCAAATTGATAATCCTTCAGAGGAACAAATTAACCACGCAATCGCAATTTATGAGGACTATGTTTACAATGAAGGACTAGTTTGATATAATATACTCATAGTTAATCACACCCGAATGACTAAACGAGTAAAGGATTTAATTAGTGAACTCGAACTATTAAATCCGAATGAATCAATCTTTTGTTTATACTATACAAAGGATGATGTAAAAAAGTTAGAATACTATTGCACTGATTGTTATCCTTATACTGATGAACTAGCAGAGCAGACGATTAGTAAACTAACTGAAGATGGTGATGTAAAGAATACAGTAGACAAGTTAGTTACTAATACAATGAGAGAAGATACTAGTTATCTCGTACAATCAGAATGTAAGTATGATAGTGATAACATGGTATTAAATGACTCTCCGAGTTACTAAAAAGTGCATCTGTGGAAAAACTTGTGGAAAAACAATCATTAAATAAATGGTTAAAAAAACATAGTTGCGTGTTTTATGTTTTCCACAGAAGGTGTTGAAAAAGTATATAAATACCCTGTTTTATCTTCGTTATTATGTTCTAAACCCCTCTGGTTATTGTTATCTAAGACCGCAGTATATCATGAGTTGACAAAAAAGTCAAGAAAATTTCTGAAACTTTTTGAGTCTCACACATATTACTCGTCTTATATAAACCTCAGTAAGACTCTAACATTTTATGAGTCCTCTGAGTCTCACTGATTCGTCCATTCTTATGCGAAACTCACTGGTCTCACAGAACTTATGAGTCTCAGACCACTCGAAAATTCGTCCACTGGACACAGTAGTCTCATTGTTTTCGGTGTAGACTACTAGGGTGGTTTTGAGGGAGGGAAGAATTACACAGCACTATGTGATAATAATTACACAGTGAGTTCGTGTTAGTTTTCCACAGGCAAAGTATTAGTTATCCACAGACCCTGTGGAAAAGTATTATAAACCTGTGGAAAACTTTATACCTGGGGAGGGGGTTTATATTACTAATACACAGTGAGTTTCTGATTGTTTATATACAGCAGTACTACTCACAAACACTCCGAGGGTTTCTAATACTTTACAGATTGCCCTTCGTGTATTATAATAAAACAGTGTTGTTTAATTATAATTAAGTAGTACTGGTTAATTCTTATACCCACGGGGGGGTTTATAATAACAATTACTTAGTGAGTTCGTGATTGTTATTATACAGCACTAAATGACAGTAACCCTACGGGGGGTTAGGTTTTTTATAAAAACCGATGGGTCCCCCTAACCTACAAAAGTATGCATCCACGAGACCTTTACCGTCTCACAAAAAAATTTTCCGAGGGGAAAAACGGGTCTCCGAGGTCCGTTCAAGAAAAAAAATTCCGAGGGGGGAAAAGGGGTTAAAAACCCCGTCAGTGCTATATAACGGAGAATAGAAATTTCTAAAAGAATGACCGAAGAAGAGAAGGAGTTACTCATCGAGTGCATTCAATTCCGTTTACAGCACGACAAGTCATTAAATAGTAATGAAGTATTACGTGAAGACTTGGAAGAATTGCTCTTTAAAGTAGAGGATATTGATGACTACGTATGACATAAAAGTCAAAGGATTAACAGTAATGGAGAGAGTTACTCCAGAACAACTGACACAGAGCATGAAAGATGCTCAAATGATTGTGTGGTTGAGAGGGGGTAAAATAGAGGACGTTGAGTATGTAATAAATACAAAGTCTTCTTGAGACGAAAAAAAAACCCCGTCCGCAACGTAGTTGCATTTGATGTGAAGGGGTGATATAATTACAGAGTTGGAATTTACATTTTTATGGCCAAAGGATTTACAGTAAAAGCAAAGGCACCGACAGTTAATAAGAACGTTGACGACTTCGACCTTGCAGCAGCAAAGGAGATGATTAAAGGTAAGGCAGTTGTATTCTGTCTACCTGGACGAGGATGTTCATATACCTTTTTGAAGAGTTTTGTACAGTTGTGTTTTGACCTTGTACAAGCAGGTGCGAGTATTCAGATTAGTCAAGACTATAGTTCCATGGTGAACTTTGCACGATGCAAGTGTCTTGGTGCTAATGTATTGCGTGGACCGAATCAGAAACCTTGGGATGGTAAACTGCAATATGATTATCAGTTGTGGATTGACAATGATATTGTCTTCGACACCGAGAAGTTCTATCGTCTGGTAGCAATGGATAAGGACATTGCAGCAGGTTGGTACATGACTGAAGATGGTCGTACTACGAGTGTTGCTCACTGGTTGGAAGAGGATGACTTCCGTACCAATGGTGGAGTGATGAATCACGAAACTGCTGAGACCATGCCGAAGCGTAAGAAACCATTTACAGTTGACTACACTGGTTTCGGATGGGTTCTGATTAAGAATGGAGTCTTCGAGAGTCTTGAGTACCCCTGGTTTGCTCCGAAGATGCAGCAATTTGAATCGGGAGAAGTTCAGGATATGTGTGGAGAGGATGTCTCCTTCTGTCTGGATGCCAAGGAAGCAGGATTTGAAATCTGGTGCGACCCTCGTATTCGTGTTGGTCATGAGAAGACCCGAGTTATCTGAGTCATTGACCCCTACGGGGGTCTTTTTTTATGGTTGACGGAGGGTCTTGGAGGTGTTATAGTATATTCAAGCCACTGATGAGTGGTGAAAAAAACCGTAAAAAAACAACCGTTTAGGAGACACCAAGATTATGGCAGCACGTCGTGGAAGTGGAAACACCAAACTTGACCCAGTTCCCAAAAAGACTCGTCAGGGGTCTGGCCAACATACTAAATATGCAGCAAGTAGCCGTAATGCTGCTAAGAAACGTTACCGTGGACAAGGTAGGTAAGTATGTATTATCTGGATGGGAATGTAGAGTATCACGATATCCATCCAAAAGACTTGTGGGTCTACAATAAATTACAATTATGTCGGGTTTTGGGGTATAAGTGCGGACCAGTTGGGTCCGATGTCCCAGAACCCAATTTTTATATTGTAAAACCAGCAATCAATTTCATGGGAATGTGCCGTCATGCCCGTGTTGTGTGGTTAGATGGGTCAACAGACCACTTCCATCCTGGTGAATTCTGGTGTGAGGTCTTTGAAGGAGAGCATTTGAGTGTTGATTATCAGAATGGTGAGTGTAAACTAACAGTCAAAGGGTATCGTAGTCCCGAAAAACCCCTTTACAAGTGGGACAAATGGGAAAAAATCGACAAAAAGGTAGAATTACCCGAAATTTTGCAAGATTTGGAGGGAAAATACGAATGGATCAACTGTGAATTCATTGATGGACACCTAATTGAAGCACATATGCGTCCAAATCCCGATTTTAGGCATGGAAATGTGATTGCAATTCCAAATTGGGGTGATATTAGTCAGTATAGGGAGTGTGAACTCAAGAAAAATTACAAATATGTCGATGATCCTGACTATAAACGCAAAGGATTCTGGATAGATTAAATAATACGGAGATAGAACCTCCCAAAAAGTTCTGTTTAACCGAATGGAGAAACAGATGGCTAAGTATCACGTAGACAGAGACCCTGAATACATGTATAGAATGTGGGGAACAACCTCTTTGATTACTGATTACTGGACAAAACCACATAAAACGAACGATGCATCAGAACTTTCTAGTGAAGAACTCAATGCACGACTGAAAAAACAGAATGAATTGCATGAAAAAATTCGTAATGATGCGGATTATGACGATTGGGAGTATGGAACTGAACCAGTTTACGGAAAAAAGGGTTAAATAACTATTATAGATAGTATATAATACTCTTGTTTTATAGATGGCACGAAAGGTCTCTAGGGCATTTAAGGATATTAGTTTATCTTTTATAAAACACCCCGTTACAAATGATATTTTGGCAATCAAAAACGAGGATGCCATCAAGAGATCTGTCGTAAATCTGGTACGGACTCAAATTGGTGAGAGATTTTTTGAACCTCTCATTGGAACTTCATTGGAAGGTTCATTATTTGAATTATCTACCCCAGAAATTAGCATTTCATTGGAGAGTGAGATAAGAGTTCTACTCGATAACTTTGAACCACGTATCAATATTAGAGATATTCGAGTAGAACCATCATCAGATGACTATGAATTGAACGTAACTTTAACTTATGACATCGTTGGTCTTGCAATACCTAGACAAAACATCGAGTTTCTTTTACAACCAGCTAGGATATAATGTCGTTCAATCAATTTACAAACTTAGACTTTGATGATTTAAAGTCACAAATTAAAGACTACCTAAGAACAAACAGTAATTTTACTGATTTTGACTTTGAGGGGTCTAATTTTTCAGTATTGATTGATATTTTAGCATATAACTCATACATTACTGCGTTCAATACGAACATGTCAGTAAATGAGTCCTTTTTGGATAGTGCTACATTACGAGAAAATGTAGTATCACTTGCTAGAAATATTGGATATGTTCCTCGTTCAAAGAGAGCAGCAAAAGCAAAAGTCAGTTTTACTGTTGACACTGCTGGATTTTTAGATGTAAGGTCTGTAACGTTAAAAGCAGGTGTGGTTGCACTTGGTGCAATGGCATCGGGTAGTTATATATTCTCAGTACCAGAAGATATCACTGTTCCTGTTGATGTTAATGGAGTAGGAACTTTTAGTAATATTGATATTTTAGAGGGAACATATCTCACTAAAAACTTCACCATGGATGACTCTCAACCAAACCAGAGATTTGTCATTCCTAACTCAGATGTAGATTCAACATCAATTCGTACATTTATCAGTGATTTAACGAACGAAGAATATACTCTGTATTCAAATATTTTAAATATTGACAACACATCAAAGATTTTCCTCATCCAAGAGGTTGAGGATGAGAAGTATGAACTTGTATTTGGTGATAATGTCTTTGGTAAGAAACCAAATACTGGAAGTTCTATCTTTGTAAGTTACATTATCACCAATGGTAAGGATGGAAACGGTGTTTCTAACTTTACATTCTCTGGAATTATAGAAGATAACAACCAAAACAGAATCACCACGGGTATCTCTAGAATTTCAACCATTCAATCATCAGAAAATGGTGATGATATTGAAAAAATTGATAGTATTAAGTACCTCGCACCTAGGGTTTATTCGTCCCAGTACAGGGCAGTAACAGCAAATGACTATAAGGGTCTAATACCTACTATCTTCCCCAATGTAGAGGCAGTGAGTGCCTATGGTGGAGACGAATTAGACCCACCAGAGTATGGAAAAGTGTTCATCTCCATCAAACCAAGGCAAGGTAAGTTCCTTTCTAAGGTTACCAAGGAACAAATCAAAAAGGACTTGAAGCAATATACAATTGCAGGTATTAAACCTGAGATTGTTGACCTCAAATACCTGTTTGTTGAACTCAATACCAGTGTTTACTACAATAGAAGTGCTATTGCAGACGTAACAGCACTGAGAAATCAGGTAATTAGTACTTTGGACTCATATGGAAAGTCATATGACCTGAATAACTTTGGTGGAAGATTCAAATATAGTAAAGTGGTTGCATTGATTGATGATATTAACCCAGCAATCACGTCAAACATTACTACATTGAAGATAAGACGTGATTTACAACCAGTTTTTGGTTCTTTTGCTACTTATGAGATTTGTTTTGGTAATGCTTTCCACATTAAGAAGAAAAATGACGCAGATGACCGTGGATACAACATCAAATCCAGTGGATTTAGAATTGAAGGAGTTGATGGTGTAGTTTATATGAGTGATGTTCCTACTGATTCTGAAAAAGGTTCTATTTTCTTCTTCACTTTAGTTGATAACGTACCATTTATTATTAAAAATAATGCAGGTGTTATCTACTACAAAAAAGGTGAGATTTTATTAGACACTGTTTCTATTGTAGCAACAGAAAGTCCTAATGGTGTTGAAATTGAGGCAATACCAGAGTCAAATGATGTCATCGCATTGAAGGATATATACTTAGACCTAAGTATGGAGAAATTAGTCGTCAACATGGTTGAAGATAAGATTTCTTCTGGAGAGAATACTTCCGCAACAGAGTATATCGTAACATCAAGCTACGCAAACGGATCAGTATATACAAGATAAAATGTCAGATAACAGAGTAACTATTCAGCACATCATTGAAACTCAGATTCCTGAGTTTTTGAATGAGGACTCTCCCCTTTTCAGGGAGTTTCTTGATGCGTATTATGTTTCTCAGGAGCATAAGACAGGAACAATAGATCTTGCTGCTCGTTTGCCCGAGTTGAAAGACCTTAAGGCATATAACAATGAGTTGTTTGCATCTGCCCTTGTCCCATCTTTGCTAGCAGCAGAAGTAACTGCATTTGATACTGACATATCAGTAAGTCATACTATCGGATTTCCCGACAAAGATGGTTTGATTAGAATTGATAATGAAATCATATATTATAAGTCTAAATCGGCAAACGGTTTTAGTGGTTGCTCTAGAGCATTTAGTGGAATCACGAATATTTTAGAAAATGCTGTTTCAAATTATAGTGAGACTGACCTTGCTCCACATTCCGCAGGTAGTCAGGTTACAAACCTTTCATTAATCTTTTATGCGGAATTATTTGAGAAGTTTAAATCACAATTTTTACCTGGATTTGAGGAAAGACAATTTGTACCCCAGGTAGAGATTTCAAACGTGCTTGCAAGAGCAGTTGATTTCTATACTACCAAAGGAACAGACACATCATACAAATTATTATTCAGAGCACTTTATGGTGAGAACGTAGAAGTAATAAAACCACAAGAATTTCTTCTCAGACCTTCTGATGATAGTTTCTTCAGAACAAAGAATATTCTTGTAGAAAAAATTAGTGGTTCCGACCCACTTGAATTAAATGGAAAAACTCTTTACCAAGAAGTTGGTAATGTAGAACCAGCAACTGCTGCTATTTTTGTTGTTGAATATAGACCTGTCGATAATAAAGATTTATATGAAATTTCTTTAGACAGCTCTTCTTTCATCTATAACTTTAAGACTACTAAGAAAACAAATATCTCGAAACCAGTTTCAGTTAATTCAACAACTATTAATGTTGATTCTACGATTGGATTTCCAAATACTGGAACTCTTACAGTAACTGATGGAAATTCTTTCTTTAATGTAAGTTATACGGAGAGAACAAATAATCAATTTTTAGGTTGTTCTGGAATTGTTAGTGAAATTCCATTTGGGTCAGAAGTTCTTGAAGCAAACTTTGCATATGTGTATGATGATAATGGTGACAAAGTTGAATTTAGACTCATTAATGTTATAGGTAACATTAATTATGAAAAAACTTCAAACTTACTGAAGGGTGATAAAATTTCATTATCATCATTTGGTGCTGAATTAAGTGATAAACCTGAATTTAATACTTGGATTTATAACAATGTAACTAACCATAAAATCAAATCTATATCCCTTGCAAATGCCTCATCTGGTAATAGATATAGAATTGAATTTTTTGATAATATTAATTTCTTCCTTGACCAGGAAGTCATCCTAAAACAAATAGAAATAGCTACAGATTCAGGTATTCCTGGAGTAGTACAAAATCTCATTTCTGATAGGATTGTGGAGGTCGAATGTTCTACAAGTCCTCTTGATAAAGACACTCTAACTACTTCTTTGATGTTGGGTAAGAGTGATCAGAACGCAACACCTTCAGTTTCTACCATCCCAATTGCAATTCAGAATACTTACATTGATGAAAGAAATGAAAACTTCTATGTCGCAGCATCTGGCCTTCCTAACTATACCCTGTTCACAAAAGAACAGGTCATCACTACTTCTACTCAAGTTAGTGTTGGTAACACCGATGTTTTAGATACTGACAGAGTACACAAGTTTTATACTGGTGAAAAAATATATTATACACCAAATACAAATTCTGGTATTGATACTGGAATCTATCATGTCACTACAGTCGGTGATGTTAAAGATAGTAAGAAGGTAAAACTATCTTTAAGTAAGAGTGATTTATATTCTAAAAAATATATTACTTTTAGAGATATCTCTGGTGATAGTTTTGTAAAATTAGATTATGAAAATAGAGTTGTTGAAAATCAAAAACTATTCAAGAAATTTAATTTTGTAAAAGGTGACCCGTCATTAAGAGAGGTTGCTACCAGAACTACTAATAATAGACAGATTGGTCTATTGGTTAATGGTATTGAAGTTTACTCACCATCACTATTCGATGAAAACATTTATTATGGAAAACTAGAATCAATTCTTGTTACTAATCCTGGTTCTGGATATGACGTAATTAATCCACCAGAACTTGAGATTAAAGATACTCAAGGAACAGGTGCGAAGGCTTATCTCAATATTAGTGGTGGTCTTTCTGACATTAGGATTGTTACTCCTGGAATTGGATATCAAACAAAACCAAAGATTACTCTCGTTGGTGGTAATGGTAAGGGTGCTGTTATTGAACCAAATTTAGTCAAGTCTCAAATTGTTGCTGGATTCCAAGGAGATGGAACTGGTGTTAATCCTACTACAGATATAATCTCATTCATCAATAAGCATAATTTTGATAATGGTGAGCAAGTTTCATATATCACCAACGGTAATGCTGAACTAAGACCATTTAAAGAAGACTCTGTTTACTTTGTCGGAGTTGAAAGTCCAACTGAAATCAAATTATATGATAAAGAGTCTGATGCTCTACAAAAAGTCAATCCAGTAAACATTGTTGGTATTAGTTCTGGTTTCCATTCATTTAAGACACTAGAAGCAAAGAATACCATAACTCAACTTTATGTTCTTAATAGTGGATCTGGGTACTCAAACAAAATTGTAAAGATTCCATCATTAATTGCTTTTGATGGAACTAACAATGGTGTAAACACTTGGGACCATTATATCCATGCGACAGACCATAAATTTAAAGATAAAGATATTGTAAGATACAGCACTACTGGTGATGTAATATCTGGACTATCTACATCTAATGAGTATGTTATCACTGTAGTCAGTAAAGATACATTTAAGTTATCTGATATTGGTGGTACAGATGAATTCTTTGATGTTAATCACCGTGAAAAGAGATATATCAATATTAATGGTATTGGAACTGGTGTTCATACATTCTCTTATCCTCCAATTAGTTTAAAAATAGAAACATTATCTGGTATTGGTGCAACCTCAATCATTGAACCAAACTTTGAACCAATTGTTCTTGGTTCAATTGATAGTGTGTTTGTGGAAGATACAGGTGTTGGATATGGTGTATCTGATGTCATTAACTTCCATAGAAGACCCGATATCCAAATCAAAGACATTAAATCTGAAGCACTATTGAGACCAATTGTTGTTAATGGTTCTATTGTCGATGTTCAATTCTTAACATTTGGTTCTGGATATGAAAAGGGTATTGACCTCGTAGTAACTGGAGATGGAACATTTGCAGATTTAAGACCTGTAGTTGATGATAATGGAAGAGTAGTAGCAGTAAATATTGCTAACGGTGGAATTGGATATAATTCCGATACTACAGAGATAACTGTCACCAGAAGAGGTATTGATGCTAAATTCTTGGGTGATGTATTTGAGTGGAAAATCAATCAAGCAGAAAAACATAAGGAATTATTATCAACTCCTGATGAAGCTCTTATTGTTCCAAGTAAAGTAAAAGAATTTGGATTACATCCAGTCAACTTCTACACACCAAAGCTACTTAGAAGAACTTTAAAAGACCACATTGATGATTCCAATAGGGAAAAACCAGATAATACCCACTCTCCAATTGTTGGATGGGCTTATGATGGAAATCCAATTTATGGACCATATGGTGCAGTTGGTTCTAGTATCCAGAAGATTAGATCTAGTTATGCGAAGAAAGTTGAACCCAATCCACTACTACGTCCTTCTACATTCCCCGAAGGATTCTTTTTGAATGACTTCTATTATGATAGAGCAATTGGTGACTTAGACGAATTTAATGGAAGATTCTGCAAAACTCCAGAATATCCTGATGGAATTTATGCATATTTTACAACAATTGATAACAGTGCGGTTGCAAAACCAGAGTATCCATATGTTGTTGGTGAATTCTTTAGAGATTATGTAATTCCAAGGAATTATGAACCAAATTTCAATCAAACAATCTCTATTGAAGATCTGAATTTGATTAGAAATACTTCACCATATTACTTAGACTCTGAAACATCAACATATGATTTGCTTCAAAAGTCTAACGAAAAGTATAAACAAGAATTCAGTGTCACTAGTACACTTAATTCTGGAATTGATGGAGTAAGCATATATTCTCCAGGAACAGGATATAAAGTTGGTGATAATATTAACTTTAATAACTTTGGAACTGGTGGAACAGGTGCTTCTGGAGTTGTTTCAAGGATTAAGGGAAAACCCATTAACACTATTGAAGTTGGAATTTCAACTCATACTGGAGTTAAGTTATTCACTACTGGAAATTCAGTTATTGGATTTACACAAGAACCACATGGATATGTTACTGGTGAAATAATTCAAGTTAGTGCAGTTTCTGATGCTGTTCAGGCAAATTTTGAGGGTTCTAGAGAAATTTTTGTTCCACAAAAAACAGTAAATCTACTTTCAGATATTGATACACTAGCAGCAACTGGTTTAACTACTTCAATTACTGTTGGTGATGTTAATGGATTCAATACAAATGATTTTATTAGAATTGGTGAGCAAGAAACTGCACAAATTGTTAGAATTTCACCAGAAGAATCTAAATTTACTGTAAATAGATTATCAAATTCTGGTATTCATACTGTTGGTATTTCTAGTATTACTTTACTTCCAACAGAGTTTAGATTTGGTTTAAGTGCAATTAAAAAGCAAATTCCACGCAATGATTTGTATTTCTTTGATGCAAAATCATTTATTGGATTTGGAACTCAAATTAATAATTATACTTTATCTGATGGAAAGAACTTACCAATTCCTCCAGGTGGAATTTATATCCCAAATCATAATTTCCAAACAGGACAGGAATTAAAGTACCATGTTGGTTATGGTGGAACTGGAATTTATGCAGGTGGTCAGGCACTTCAGGATGGTTCAACAGTATATGCTATCAACCTTGGTGTAAACTTTGTTGGTCTATCAACAGCACCAAACGTAGTAACACCTCTTATCATCAATGATAATGCAGTTGTTACAGGTGCAGCACACTCCCTAGTATCAAATTATTCTAATGTAACTTGTAAAGTTGAAGAGTTTAGTTTGGATGTTGTTACTGACGGAGCACATAAATTAGAAACAGCAGAGAATGTAAAATTCAATCTTCTACCAAGACTAACTGATACTTTCAATGTAAGATATGACACTAAGTTAAGAAAATTAACAACAGAAAAAGTTGATTTTGATGCTACTCAAGGTGGTGTTAATATCTCTACCAATGAAATCAATCTACCCAATAATACTTTTGAAACGGGTGACAAGATTGCTTATTACGTTGGTTCTGGAACTACTATTGGTGGATTAGTTGATAATCAAACTTATTTTGTAATTAAAGAAAAGCCAGACTTTATTAGATTATCCGATTTCTTTATCAATGCAAATAATGGTGTTGGAATTTCTCTTACTTCTTATGGAACTGGAACCCAACAATTTGCAAAGATTAATCCACCTCTCACTGGAACTAAGCAAAATATAATTAAATTTGACTTATCCGACCCCAGTTTGACTGGAATGGATTTGAGAATATTTAAGGATAGCAGTCTATCAATTGACTTAGAAACATACAGATATAGAAGAAATTCTATTGAATCTGGTCTTCCTGGTGCAGAATTGATTATTGATTCATCTGAAGAGTTTATTGGTAATACTCTTTTCTATAATATTATCCCATTAGCACCAAGTGTAGTTGAAAAACGTCAGTCTTCTGCAGATACTGAGGTTGTTGGAAATAATAAAATTATTCTAAAACCAAGTATTTTCAATCAACAATACTCTGTTGTCTCTATTGGTACTACTACATTCAAGTTTAATCTAAAAGACAAACCAGAATACTTTAATTACACTGTGAATAGTGGTGTTAGTACTATTTTCTATGATACAGACTCCAGAACTACTGATGGTCCAATTTCTGATATTAAAGTTAATTTTGAAGGAAGAGGATATAGTAAAATTCCAAGAATTGATACGATTGACAGTGATTCTGGTTCTGATGCTGTTATCAAAGCATCATCAAATACAATTGGTAAAATTGACCTGATTGAAAGGGTTAAGGATGGATTTGATTATCCAACGGACCCAACATTGAGACCAATTCTTAGTGTTCCAGCAGTTTGTCAGATTAAGGACATTGCTAGAATTGATAATATTGGAATTACGACTGGAGGTAAAGGATACCAGGTTGCTCCAACTCTGAAAGTCATTGGAAATGATGATATTGAACTGGAAGCATCAATTCAAGGTGGTAGTGTAACTAATGTTGTAGTCAATAGAAATACTAAAAATCTAAATGGTCCACTAAAAATCGTTGCAACACGAAATTCTAATGGATATGACATTGATGATATTACTTACAATATTAGTCAAAATGAAGTTACTCTTGAACTAGTAAACTCAGACTCACAAATCTACCCTCTAAGTGGAGAATTCCCATTTGAGGTTGGAGATGAGATTTTTGTTGAAAATACAAGAATTTCTGATGCAGATACTAAAAATGGTTATAATTCTTCTGATTATAACTATAGATTCTTTGTTGTAAGTGGAATTAGCACAACTAATTTTACAGTCACTTACAGTATGAATGGATTTGGTACAAATCTTGGTGACTACAATACAGATATCAATTATGGTTATGTAATAAACAAGAAAGATATCGCAACTTTCAAGATGAACATCATTGATGACCTTGGGTATTTCTCTGGTGAAAATGTCATTGGTTATAACTCTCTAAACCAGCAGGTATTCTCTGCTAAAGTCATGGAGAGTGGATGGGATAATAAAATTAACCAATTGAGACTTATTGACAGTGAAGGTGTACTAAAACCTGGTGATAAACTATTAGGTAGTAGGTCTAGATTGTTTGGTACAGTTGAAACTGCTTCCCAATTTAATCTAACAGCTGAACTTCATACTACCAGAGAGAAAGTCAATGACCTTAAGGATAATGCTGGTTACTTAAATGATTATCAACAAAGAATTGCTGATAATGATTATTATCAAAAGTTCTCATATGCATTGAAATCTGAACTTTCTTATGAAAGATGGAGAGAGTCTGTTAGATCATTGGTTCACCCAGCAGGATTTAAGGAATTCTCTGACCTTGATGTTATTTCCAACACATCTTCAACAGGTCAAAATATGAAGGTTGGTGTTGGTGATTCTTCACTAAATGTGCTCATCAATGTAGATGGTGGTGGGTCCATGTATGCAAGAAATAACTTTGCAATGGTTACTGAGGATGAAATTCTACCAAATGGCACCATTGAACGTATTTTCTTCCCAGAGGGAGTAAATCTCAGACCATATATTCTCAATAAGACCAATAAAGTTCTGGCAATTGATGATATAAGTTCAAAATTCACTGGATTTACAACTACTACTGGTGGTCAAATAGTTGGACTAACAACATTCTCACTTACAAATAAAGGATTCCCACTATTCTATAGAGAGTTTGATGGTGGTAATGAGACAAACTTTGATATACAAAGTGATAGATTTACATTCCAGAATCACAATTTCCAGTCTGGGCAGACTCTTAAGTATGTGACTAAAGATGTTCTTAGAACACCAGTTGGAATTGCTAATACTTTTGTTGAAAATTCTTTCTCATATCCATCACCAACAAATACATTTGATTCTCCATTCGATAGTTATGATTCAACTGTCAGAACATTCGATGAGAATTAACAGATAAATAAAAGAAAAAGTATCGTGTGCAATGGCGAAATTAGGGATAAATACTGGTTCCACTCCAAATGATGGCACTGGTGACTCATTATTGAGTGGTGCTATAAAAGTTAATTCCAATTTTGACGAGATTTACGCCGCATTGGGTGATGGTTCTTCAATCACCAACTCCATCGACTTTGCGGTTGTTGCTGGTTACTCTACGGCATCTGGTATTGCTACCTATGCCGTTAATTCTGGTGTCTCTACATATGCAATAACAGCAGGTGTAGCAACTAATTCTAGTCTTGCTTCCGTTGCATCGTATGCTTTTTCTGCTGGAATTGCAACAGAAGCACTATTTGCTGGTGGATTAGGTGGAACTCCAGATATTATTGTTGGTGATGTAACTGCATCTACATTAACTGGAGCAGGAGAAAGAATTTCTGGTATTGTCACATACCTCGTTGCTGGTGATAATATTGGAATTGATACTAATTTTGGTCAAGTTACCATTAATAATAACAAACCAGATGATTTCCCATCAAAATGGGTTCAATCTGGTGTTGGAATTCATACCTTTGCAAATGTTGGTCTTGGTACAGATAATCCACTTGCAGACTTCCATGTTCATAGTTCCAATGCGAAGTTTACAGATGGAAGTACTTTAAGTTTGGATGATAACAATCCAATTAACTTTGGTTCTTCTGGTGCTTCTGACTCTACAGTATTCTTTGATGGTAATGAATTAGTTCTAAAATCTGGATCAAAAATTAGTATTAAAGGTGCAAATACCAAGATACTTGATGCACCTAATGCTGAAGGTCCAATTCTTTATTACAATGGTGTAGAAAAACTCCAAATACAGCAAACTGGAGTTGATATTACAGGAAAAACAGAAATTTCTAGTGATATCAATGTAGTAGGTGTTGCAACTGCTAGTGAGTTCCATGGTGATGGTTCCAATCTCACAGCACTTCGTGCTGAGCAACTTGAAGGTGGTCCTCTGCCAGTGCTTGATGGTCAAGCATTGACTGGAATTGCAACAATGCGTTCTAAGGTATCTGTAGCAGCAACTGCTTATGGTGTTATCTTTACTGGAGTTGGATTTACTGAGTTTGAAGCATACAATACTTACTCACTCTTAAAAATTGGTGTTAGTACATCCAATGTTAGAGTTAGATTGTATGCTGATATTACATCAAGAAACAACGATACTGGTAGAGCAGTTGGTGCAGCATATTCCACAAGTGTCCATCTAATCCATGATGAATTCATTGGAGAGACAGCAGAATCTTACTCTCCACTTGGAACTTATGGTAAGAGACAAGTAATTGCACCAGCAATTACTGGATTTAATATGGAAGATGGTAATAGAGATGGAAAAATCTATGCAACATTTGATAATTACACTGGTTTTGCAACCGATATCACTACAGTTCTAGAAATTGTAAGATTAGAATTCTGATAATGAGCAATAGTCAATAACGAGTAAAATAATATGAGAACAGTACCAGGATCAGGAGCACAATTTACTCCAATATTTAACTCCGACTATGGTGTAGAGTCCTTCATTGTAGGGGCTGGTGGAACAGATTATGATCCAAATGACCCACCAAAGATTGAGATTGATGAAACGAATGTACCTATACAAGAGGGTGTATTTTTTCCTATCATTAGGAATGGTGAAATCGTAAGGATTGCAGTATTAGAAAAAGGATTTGGATACTCACCACTTATTCTTGCTGGTGGCAGAAAAGTTGGTATCGCAACAACTTCATTTGTAGAGAGTTCTCTTCTTGTTAGAACTGGTGTTGGAACTGAAGTTTCTGTCTCTGTTGCAAGTACTGATTCTCATGTAATCATGGCAGTTGAGGGTAGTGAAGGTTCTTCTATCCTTGAAAATGGTTACAATAAAACAATCACACAATCTGGTTATGCTGGAACATCAGCACCTGTTGTTCCAGATGGTAGTAGCAATCAAAATGCATTTTACGGGTTTACTCATCCATTTGAATCTTATGCAACCAGTGGTGTAGGAACTGGTTCTAAGTACAATGTATTCATTGTTTATGACTCTGGCACTGGTAATGCAATATCAACATCAATCGTTCTTAGAGAGGGTGGTAATGGGTATGCAGTAGGGGATACTGTGTCTATTGCAGGAACCTATATGGGTGGTCAAACTCCTGCTAATGACCTTACATTTACGGTAAGTGCTGTTGCAAATACAAGAATTCCAGCACAAGCAAATGTAGTATATTCTGACTTGGAAGCAGAAACTATAGTTGGTTCTGGAACAAGTGCAATATTTGAGATTTCAAGAGATGGTCTTGGTGATATTACCGATATTAGTGTAACTAACGGTGGTCGTGAATATGAAATGACCAGTCTGCTGAAGATTTTAGGAACAGCAGTTGGTGGTGTAACACCTCAAGATGATATTTTCCTTTCACCAAAGGTTCTTGGTGCAGATAAGTTACCACAAAAATTATATGTTAGAAAGTTAGATAATAATACGTTCACAGTTTCGGGTCTATCTACATCATCAAAACTTGATATCACCTCTGTTGGTGAAGGAACTCATACTCTTGAGTATGAAGATTCAAATGAAAGTAGTATAATTTCCATTGATAATATAGTACAAAATCCTCTCTATAGGAGAGACCTTTCTGTAGGATTGGCACAGACAGTTGGATATACAAGTAGTACGATTTATCTTACTGGAATAAGTTCAATCACTGTTGCAGATACCATTCAGGTAGGTTCCGAATTCTTTAAAATTAATACTATTGGTCTTGGTGCTACAAACGAGTTTGGAGTAACTAGAGGGTACTTGGGTACTAGAGTTGATTACCATGCTGTTGGAACGGCAGTAACTATCCATAGAGGGGATTATAATATTGTTAATGATGAAATTCACTTTACTACTGCACCATATGGTCCAGTAGGACCAGAAGGATTAAAGGTCAACTCAACATTTAGTGGAAGAGCATTTAGTAGAAGGTTTGATCCAGGAACTCCAAATGATAGAAACGTCATCTTTGATGACCTGTCAACACAATTTGTTGGTGCGTCATCAACTGAGTTTGTATTGAGAACAAATGAGGAAAGAATTGTTGGCATCTACACAGATACAAATACAGTTTTAGCAAGTGGAATTGATGTTAATAATAATCCATTAGTATTCATCAATAATGTTCCACAGATTTCAGGAACTGATTTTACTGTTGATAATGACAACGATGGTAATAATAGAATAAGATTCCTTACTGGAACACCTTCTGCTGGTAGAATTGTTAGAACTGGATTAACTAGTGGTACTGGTTATGCTCCATTAATTGGTGCTGGTGCAACTGTAACAATTACTGGTGGTCAGATTACTGATATTCATCTAAGAGGTTCTGGTAGTGGATATAGAAATCAACCAGAAATCTCTTTAAGTGCTGCTGCAGGTGCAGGTGCTGCATTTACTTGTACTGTTGGTGCAGGAGGAACAATATCATCTATCAGTGTTGTAAATGCTGGTGCTGGTTATACTGCTGGTGCAGAAGTTAATATTGGAATTCCATCAAACTATTTCTCTGTTCCACTGGTCTATGCCAATGGTTATACTGGAAATGGAGAGGGTGCTAAAGCAGATTTACAAGTTGGTAATAGTGGTGACATAATTTCGTTTATGATGTCAGACCCTGGTGAATTCTATAGAGTTCAGGATGTTTTAACTCCAGATACATCATCTAATGGTTTAGTCACTTCAACTTCTGGAACCTTTACAGAGTTCTTAGTTGAAGTTGAAGATATCATGACTGACAAGTTTAGTGGATTCTATCCTGGTCAATTTATTCAATTTGATAATATTGAAAGATTCTTCAATGGTTCAAAGAGGAAGTTTACCCTAACTGTTTCTCAAGGAGGAGAAACAGAAATTTTGAGTCTTAAAATAGACCCAACAAGTGACATGGATTTGGCACAAAACATGTTTGTGTACATTAATGATATTCTCCAAGCACCAAACCAGTCATATGATTTTGATGGATCTAGAATCGTATTTACTGAACCACCAGTGCCAAATTCTAAATGCACAATTTTGTATTATAGAGGTTCTGACTTAGATGTTGAGCAGGTAGACCCACCAAGAACAATTAAAGAGGGTGATGGTGTTCAAATTGGAGATAATGTTTTAGATCCAAAGGATAGACCACAGTTTGAACGTATTGTTAAGAAGATTATTTCTTCAAACTCACTAGATACATTTACATATGATAGTATTGGAATCAATACAGATCCAACTGCCGAACGTCCTATAAGATGGACAAAACAGACAGAAGATAAGATTATTAATGGTGTTCTTTACTCTAAAGCTAGACCAGACCTTAAATCTCGTGTAGAACCTACTGCAAAGTTAATTAAAACATTAACTCCTGGTGCAAACGAAATTTATGTTGATAATGCATATCCATTATTTGTTGATGTAGATGAGTTATCGGAAGATATTAACAATGTAAAAGTTGTTGATACGGGTGAGGTTAGAGCAGCAATTTCTTCAGCAACTGTTTCTGCTGCTTCTACAATATCTTCAATTTCAGTTATTGATGGTGGAATTGGATTCTATAGAAATTCAAGTCCTATAGTTGCTATTTCTTCTGCAGTTATAAGTAAGAAAGACCCCATTTTCGGTTGGGTTGGTATTTCTACTACCTCTGGTATTTCAACTACAAATACATACAGTGACATTGTAATTGGTAAACCTATTGTTGCAGTTGGTTCTAGTGGTGCTCTTGGAATCTCAACTAATGGTTTTGAGTGGGCAGAAGAGTATATTGGTTATGGTGGAACAATCAACTTTAACTCTGTTGCAGTTGCAGCAACATCTAGATTCTTTGCTGCAGGTGATAATCAGAAGTTGGTTGTTAATACTGGTGTTGGTACAGGATTCCCTAACCCTTGGACAGAGATTAAGTTACTGAAAGAGACTGTTGTTCTTGGTCTTCCACAACCAGTAATTACTTTTAGTCAATATAGTGGTGACTTTAAGTCTGTTTCACATTCATCATTCCATGATACTAGTGTTGTTGTTGGTTCAAATAATGGTGTCTTCAGTGGAGTTGGTATTGGGACAACATCTTTCTTTGAACGAACACCTGGAACTTTTGCTAACTTCAATGCAGTAGCAAATAATGGTGCTGTTTATGTTGCAGTTGGTGATGCTGCAACAATTATCCATTCTTCTGATGGTGGATTTATTTGGGCACAAATACCACCATTACCATCAACTAGAAACTTCTTAGATGTAATCTGGACAGGAACTCAGTTTGTATTGGTTGGTGAGCATGGAACCATCTTTACTTCAACTGCTGGAACTACAAATTGGAATAGAATTGTACCTAATATTGGTGATCACCTGCATAAGATTAAGTATGAATATGGTGTTTACGTTGCAGTAAACCATGTTGGTCAAGTTCTGTTCTCATTAGACCTTTCTTATTGGACTTATAGAGATACAAATCAGACCCAAGCAGTTAGTGACTTGGCATTCATTCCAGTTCCACCACCTGCATTCTCAAGACCTGCAGGTATGGATGTTGTAAATGAAGATGGTAGATATATTCTTGTTGGTGCTGGTGGAACAATTATGTATGCAGACCCTGTATACAATAGAGCAACAGCAACTGCAAACTTAGTTAATGGTGTGGTTGACAGTGTAGATGTTGATAATCCTGGATTTGGATATCTATCCAATCCACCAATAATTATTGAATCGGGAACTACTCTTCAAGAAGAAATCTTCTCAATCAAAGCAGAGGGTGATTATGGTGAGATTGTTGAAGTTGGTGTCGGTAATTCATTCATTGATTTTAGACTTAAGTCTGAAGATTATGACAATGCTACCTTAGGAATTGGATATTCCTCACTTAATGTATTTGGTATCACTAACTCTCAGATTTCTGTAGGTGATTACTTCGTAATTACTGACAGCAATACCACAATTGGTGCTGGTCTCGCACTGACAGGAATTACGACTAGCACTGGTGGATTAAATAACTATGCAGAGTCTGTAGTTGGTGTTGCATATACAACTCTAGATGGTGTGTACAGAGCAGAAAGAGTTAGTGAAGCTTATGCGGGAATTGTTACTGTACGATGTATGTTTGCCTTCCAGAATAATGCTGCCATTCAAGTTAATGTAAATAACAATACAAATGGTATCCATGGTAAATATTCCTGGGGAAGAATCCACGATTTCCAGAACAGAGCAGTGTTCTCACCAAAACACTTTACTGTTGATTTAAGTAATGGTCTCACTGGTCTTTCAACTTCCGCAGATGTCTTCAGAACGAGAGGTCTGAAGTAACTGTAAATTTGTCCACTAAATAAAAGAAAAGTATTCTAGTAAAATGCCTGCGATAATTACTGAACAATTTAGGGTGATGAACGCCGAAACCTTCGTTAATAGTTTGGTTTCGGTAGGTAATACTGCTAACACTTATTATACTTTTATTGGTCAACCAAACAGTCTGAATGTTCAGGCAGGTGGTTCAGCAGATTGGAATAATGGACCTGCACCACTTGATGGATTTGAAGAAGAAAACTCCATCAAGGAAACGATTCTTGCTATGAAAAAGGTGACAAAGCAAGATGTTAGGAGAATGATTAGAAAGGTGAACTGGATTTCTGGTTCTACCTATGAGATGTATCGTCATGACTACAACATCTACAATCAGACTCCTGTAACTAATCAACCAAATCTCTATTCTTCTAATTTTTATGTAATCAATGAAGACTTTAGAGTCTACATTTGTTTGCAGAATGGTACTGACCCAGAGAACCCAAAGGGAAGACCATCTTTTGACCAACCAACTTTCGTAGATTTGGAACCACGACCAGCAGGAACAAGTGGTGACGGTTATATCTGGAAGTATTTGTTTACCGTAAAACCATCGGAAATTGTAAAGTTTGATTCTATTGAGTTTATTCCTGTTCCTGAAGATTGGGGCACTAAAGGAGAAACTATTTCTACCAAGAACAATGCAATTGATGGTAAAGTAGAAATTATAACTATTACTAATAGAGGTATTGGTTATCAACCAATCTCAAAATCATTCACAAATATTCCAATCCTTGGTGATGGTGAAGGTGGAAAAGCAACTATCACTGTTGACTCATTTGGTAAAGTTTCCGAAGTATTTGTTACTGATGGTGGTAGTGGATATACAAAGGGAATTATTGAGTTCAATCCAGGTGCTCCAGGAATTCCATCAGAATTATCTAACTCAGGTTCATTAGCAACTTTTAACGTAATTATCCCACCTAAAGGTGGTCATGGATATGATATTTACAGAGAACTTGGTGCATATAGAGTTTTAGTTTACTCACGTTATCTAACAGATGAGTCAAACCCAGATATTATCCTAGGAAACGACTTTGCTAGAGTTGGAATCATTAAAAATCCAATGATTCTTGGTAGTGATACGGAAAGACTTACAACAGGTGAAGTAAGTGCATTAAACTCTTTAAAACTTTCTGGAGTTACTACACAAACAACATATCCAGTTGATTCTATTATCACTCAAACTACTGGTTTGGGTGTAACTGCTATTGGTTTTGTTGCTTCTTGGGATGATGTGACAGGTGTTCTCAAATATTATCAACCTGTTGGACTAGCAACTGAAGGTGTTAACTACAAGATTAATAAGTTCTCGTCATCCATTGCTGGTGGTGGTTCATTTAGTATTAATTGCCCTAAGGTAGTTGGTCCAGCACTCAGTATTGATACGGACTTTACGGGTATTAGTACCGTAATAAATAATAAGACATATCAGCTGGGCAGCAATTTTGTGTCTGGAATTTCATCAGCAGAGTATAACAAAAAGTCTGGTGAGATAATTTATATTGACAACAGAAGGGCAATTCCAAGGTCCACAAGCCAAAAAGAAGATATTAAAATCGTATTGGAGTTCTAAAGTCAAATGCCACAAAATACTAATTTAAATGTATCTCCATACTTTGATGATTTTGATTCCGAAAAGAATTATCAAAGAGTTCTATTTAAACCAGCAACTCCACTTCAGGCAAGAGAACTAACGACTTTACAATCCATTCTTCAGAATCAGATTGAAAAGTTTGGACAGCACTTCTTCAAAGAAGGTTCTGTTGTTATTCCTGGTCAAATTGCATACGATTCTCAATATACTTCTGTCCAAATTGATGAGTCACACCTTGGTGTTCCTGTATCTCTTTATATTCAAAGTTTAATTGGAAAGACAATTAAAGGTGAGAATAGTGGTGTAAGGGCAAAAGTTGAAAATTATATTACAAATACTGAATCAGAAAGAGACAACTATACACTATATCTTAAGTATCAAAGCTCTAGTGATGATGACTTTTCTACAGAAAAGTTTGTTGATGGTGAGAACCTTGTAGCAGAAGAAGATATTTTCTATGGTGTTTCTGCTATCAGAGATGGTTCCACATTTGCAACTACAATTATCCAAAATTCTACAGCAATTGGTTCTGCTGTAAAGATTGCTGCTGGTGTTTACTTTGTTAGAGGATTCTTTGTAGAGGTAAATCCACAGACAGTAATTCTAGACCAATATACTAGCAATCCAACATATAGAGTTGGTCTATTAATTAATGAAGAATTGGCAGTTGCTTCCAATTCATATGAAGATTTATTTGATAATGCACAGGGATTTTCTAATTTCTCAGCACCTGGTGCTGATAGATTAAAGTTCGGATTAACTTTAATCAAAAAAGAGATTGATGATTTCAACGATGAAAACTTTGTTGAACTTCTAAGAGTAGAGAATGGTGTTCTTAGACAATTTGTAAAAGAGAGCAACTATAATTTAATTAGAGATGAGTTAGCAAGAAGAACTTATGATGAATCTGGTGATTACTATGTAAGACCATTTTCTCTTACTATAAGAGAGTCTCTAAATGATAGAGTAGGAAATAATGGTGTATTTAATGAGAATCAAGCAACTAAGTCTGGAAATTCTCCAAATGACAATTTAGGATCACTTCTTGTATCTCCAGGTAAAGCAGTAGTTCGTGGATATTCATTAGAAACCATTGATACGACTATTGTTGACTTTGAAAAACCAAGAACTACTGCAAAAGCAGAGAATCAGGCAATTCCATTTAGTGTTGGAAGACAAATTTTTGTCAATAATGTAAATGGTTCTGCTCCTGTTGGATTTGGTTCAACTTCCCAAATAGCACTATATGATACAAGAACATCACAGGAAGGTCTTGTATCTGGTCAGAAAATTGGTATTGCAAGACTATATGATTTAAAGTTAAGAAATGCTAGTTATGAAGGTGCTAATACTCAATTTGAAGCATCTTTATATGATGTTCAGACATATACTGTATTGCGTCTAAATGCTACAACAAACTTATCCAAATCAACATATATTGAAGGAAACTCTAGTGGTGCCAGTGGTTATGTTGTAGAAGATGTAGTAGCAACAGACTTAGTAAAACTATACCAAGTTTCTGGAACATTTAAAAAAGAAGAATCGTTATCATTTAATGGTATTTCTGATGGAAGAATAATTACAAATATTCGTGATTATTCTTTAGGAGATGTTCATCAAATTGCATCTGACAACTATGCTGTAGGTCTTGGAACATTTACTGCAGACCCAGTTTTATCTCAAGTAACTATTCTCACAGAACCTGGTGCTCAATTCAGTATTACTGCAGAATCTCTAGGTGTCAGTACAGTAACAAGTTCTAGTCCAGCACCATTTGTTGGAATTCAAACTGGTGATATCGTATCTTATACTAAGCAAGGTTTTAGTATTCCAACCTTGAATAAAGTTATTGAAGTAACTCAAAGTGAAATTAAAATTGCAGAGACTACCGATTTAGCAAATATCAATGATGGTGCTCTTCCTTCTGTTGGAATCACTGCTAATGACTTTAAGAAAGTATCATTGGAAGTTCTTAATACTTCAAATGCTTTCTTGTTTGCTAAATTAAATCATAAAAATGTTGAGAGTCTTGATCTCAGCACGTCTTCCATTATACTTAGAAAGTCATATAGTGTAAACGTTGTATCAAATGCGTTCTCTGCAACTCTTGAATCTGATATTGATTTAACTTTAGAACCATTTGATGAAGAAGATTACAGTCTTGCATATACTGCTGGTGATATTGAACCTCTTAATAACCAAAAGGTTGCTGTATCTGGAAGAACTATTGGTCTTAGCAACTTGACCCAAAATGGTCCTGCTATACTTACAGTTACCTATAAGAAAGTAAACACCACCGAGAAAGCAAAGACATTTAATAGATGTGAAAGTCTAATTATCAATGGTTCTAACCAGACCTCATCTGGTGTTGGTAGAACTACTCTTAATGATGGTCTGATTAACAGAGAATATTATGGATTGAGAGTTCAGGATAGAGACATATCATTAAATGTTCCTGATGTTGTTAATGTTCTTGGAATTTATGAGTCTTCTACTGTAAATGACCCATCTCTCCCAAGAATACATTTTAGTGCGTTAAATTCAAGTATTGGAAACCTAATTAGAGGTGAAAGAGTCATTGGTTCAACCACTGGAGCAGTTGCAGCATTTGTTGAATCTGATGGCAATAATATTGCAGAAATTGTTTATCTGAATGAGAATAGATTTGCACTCAACGAAGAGGTTACTTTCCAAGAAACCAATATTACTGGAACAATTAGTGCTGTTGATGTTGGTGATAAGAATATCAAAGAAAACTTTATTCTAGATAATGGTCAAAGACCAGAAATTTATGATTATGCTAGGTTGATTAGAAAGTCTGGAGTATCTGCTCCTACTAAAAAAATTAGAGTAATCTACAACTCATATAGCATTTCTTCTTCATCGGAAGGTGACTTTGTATCTGTAGATTCTTATGGAAGAGACAGATACAGCAAAGATATTGCAACTATTAATGGTGTCAGAAATTCTGACATGATTGATTTAAGACCAAGAGTTACGGAATTTAATGTATCCTCGGCAGATAAGTCACCTTTTGAATTTAATGCAAGACTCTTTGAATTAAATGCAAACTCAAGTGATTCAATTGTAGCAAAAGATAGAACAATCAATCTATCTTACAATTTCTATCTACCAAGAATTGATAAACTATTCCTAACCAAGGAAGGAACGTTTACCATTAATAAAGGTGTTCCATCATTAGCACCAAAATCACCAAACAAGTTAGACTCTGCACTTGAAATTGCTACCATATATTTCCCAGCATATCTTTACAATACTAAAGATGCAAGAGTATCTCTATCTACACATAAGAGATATACCATGAAGGATATCTCTAGACTTGAGGATAGACTATCTAATGTTGAATTCTATAGTTCATTATCTCTTCTAGAGACAGATACCAAAAACCTTTCAATCAGAGACCCACAGACTGGTCTTGATAAGTTTAAGTCAGGATTCTTTGTAGATAACTTTAAGTCATATGATGGTGGTGACCTGTCAAACCCAGTTTACAGGGCATCTGTAGACACCGCATATGGTTACTTAAGACCACAACACTACACAACTTCGGTTGACCTAGTTGTTGGTTCTGAAGCAGTTATTGGCATTGGAACAACATCTAACCCAGATGTTGACCTGAGATTTGCTACTGATTTGGGTAATAGCAACGTCAAGAGAATTAATGACCTTGTTATCCTTGATTATAGTGATAAACTATATGTAGAAAACAGATTTGCTACTAGAGTTGAGAACGTAAACCCATTCAATACACCAAGTTGGATTGGTAGTATTGAACTAAACCCATCTACAGATACTTGGGTAGAAACTAGAAGAACAGAAAGAACGGATGACGTTGAAGGCAACTTTGAAGCAACAATGTCTCAGTTGGGTGTAGATTCCAATACTGGTCTATCACCAGTCAATTGGAATGTATGGGAAACAAATTGGGTTGGTGTAAACAATGTAGAAGGACCAGTAATTACACAAATTCAAAACGGTTCTAGAATTGTTGATACTAGTGTCACTACTGATTGGTGGAGCAGAACAACTACAACTACTTGGGAAGATTCATTCACACAGTTCAGAAATGATACATTTACCACTACAACAGAACAATCTAGACAAGGTATTCAGTTTGGTGTAAGTGAGAGATTTGATACTGTAAATCTTGGTGACAGACTTGTCTCTAGAGTTCTCATTACCTTAATGAGGTCTAGAAATGTTGAAGCAGTTGCTAGAAGACTAAAACCATCCACTAGATTCTACGCATTCTTCGATAATACTGATGTAACCAACTTCATAGTTCCAAAACTGATTGAAGTCAGGATGACAAGTGGAACTTTCCAAGAAGGTGAAACAGTCACTGGATTTATACCAGTTTCTGGTACAAATAGGTCTATTACTTTCCGTCTTGCACAGCAAAACCATAAGTACGGTCCATACAACATTCCTACTGAAACATATAGGGAAAATCCTTATAATCCAAATAGCACACTATCTAATTCATATTCATCAACAACTACTGTTCTGAACGTTGATACTGCAAGTCTTGAGAATCAAGCAGATTCAAGATTCTTCGGTTCAATCGTTAAAGATATGCAACTTGTTGGTTCTGATAGTAATGCAGTTGCAACAGTTTCTGACATTAGACTTATCTCTGACTCTGCAGGAACCCTAATTTCTTCATTCTTTATTCCTGACCCAACTGTTCCATCAAACCCAACGTTTGAAACTGGAACTAAGACACTTAAGTTGACGACAAGTCAGGTCAATAGTGACATTAAAGGTATCTCTGACAGTATGGCAGAGGCAAACTTCACTGCTAGTGGTAATATTGATAATATTGAGAATACTACTCTTAGAATTAGAAATGCTGAAGTTGAAAGAAACATTAGAAATGAGAATAGAACTCTTACAGAGACGGAAGATAGATTAGTTGCTAACACCATTACAACTAACAGATTGGAAACATCTAGAGTAAGGATTAGATGGGTTGATCCACTTGCTCAGACGTTCCAGGTTCTTGATAATAATGGAATTTTTGTCACCAAGTGTGAATTGTACTTCCAGTCAATTGACCCAGGAAATATCCCTTGTACTTTAGAGATTAGAACTTCTGAACTTGGTCAACCAACACAGGAAATTCTACCTTTTGCAGAGGTCAGCCTCAATCCAAGTGAAATTAATGTTTCTGATGATGCATCAGTCCCAACAACGTTCACATTCCCTGCACCAGTATTCCTGGAAGGTGGAAATGACTATGCACTAGTCTTGATTTCAAATTCCAATGAATATAATGTCTGGATTTCCAGAATGACTGAGGTTGATGTTTCAACCAGCAACAAACCAGAAGCAGAGAAGATTATTGTTTCTCAGCAACCATCTCTTGGTTCACTATTCAAGTCACAGAATGGTGCTACTTGGGAACCATCTCAGTTAGAAGACCTTAAGTTCTCTCTTTACAGAGCAGAATTCACTTCACAGACAGGAAGTTTCCGTTTCTACAACCCAGATTTGGGTGTAGGCAACAGACAGATTGCATCATTGAGACCAAATCCAATTGTTGCTGAGTCTAAAGAAGTTCTTGTTGGTATGTCTGGAAGTCTAACTTCAACAGATGTTACCAATCTAATTCCTGGAACATCTATATTCCAGGCAAATTATCCAAACTTCTCTGCTAAACTCAAGAGTATTGTTGGTACGATTGGAATTGGAAGTGCTCTATCAATTACAAATTCTGGTACTGGATATACTAGCAATGCGACCTACAGTAATGCACCACTAACAACTATCAGTGGTAGAGGGTTTGGTGGTAAAGTCAATATCACAATTTCTAATGGTGTTGCAGTTGCAGCAACTGTATCTGTTGGTGGTACAGGATATGCTATGGGTGATACCCTAACAGTTGAACCACAATATACTGGAAACTTTGGTGAGAATCTTATTATTTCTATTCCGAATGAGGTTGGTGTCATCACAGCATTCAATTCGTTAATTGTTGACCAAGTACAGGATGAATTAAATGCTTCAGGAATTGGCAATGAAATTTCATACGTTAATCCTTCAAATGGTATTTCAACAATCAGCAATGGTTATGTAAACTATACTGAGACACTATCTGATGGTCTACATTTCAAGGTTAACCATAACAATCATGGAATGTATGATGTTTCAAATAAAATTACCCTATATGGAATTGAATCAGACGTTGCTCCAGAAAAACTAAGTGCTGATTATAATCAGTCTTCCACTGCTGAGATACAACTTTCAAATGTTGGAATATTCACTTCATTTGAGAATCTACCAGTTTCTACTGATAATCCAGGTTACATTAAGATTAACCATGAAATCATTAAGTATACTGCTGTAGATACATCACTGATGCAACTCAGTGGTATTACTAGAGGAATTGATGATAATACTGATGATATCTATCCATCAGTTATGGTTGGTTTGCATCCAGCTGGTTCACCAGTATTTAAGTATGAATTTAATGGTGTTTCATTGAGAAGAATCAATAGAACTCACTCTATGAATCAAGTTGATTCTAAGTATCAAATCGAAATGGATAGTTACTATCTCAAGATTGTAACCAATGAGCAGGGTAAAGATAGATTGTTTGGTCCACCAAAACTTCACTTTAATGAAACTAAGACTGGTGGAACATATGATATGAATATTTCAGCATCTGGATCTAATATTCTTGGTGGTCCTAAAGCATCACAGAATGTTCAGTTTGATAGTATTAGACCTAATGTTCAAAGACTTCTTCCAGAATCTACAATCATTGATGCTAAGATTAGGACTGTAAGTGGTTCAAGTGTTGATGGTAGTGAAACACCATTCCGTAGCAGTGGTTTTGAACCAATTTCACTCAATTCAAATAATCTTTTCAATACACCAAGAATTATTGCTTCCAGAGTAAATGAACTTCAACATTTGCAAAGTAGCAATGGTTATAAGTCATTTGAAATGGAGATGAATCTGGCAACAACAGATACTAAGGTATCTCCAGTTATTGACTTGGATAGAGTTAATGTCATTACCACAATGAACAGAATTGACTCACCAGTTACCAATATGTTGAGTGATAAGAGAGTCAATAGTCTTTACGATGATCCACACTCTGCAATCTATGTCTCAAGAGTAATTAGATTGGCAAAAGGTTCTACTGGACTTAAGGTTTACTTTGATGCATATAGAGATGCAACCAATGATATTAGGGTAATGTATAGATTACTGAGACCAGATACTCCAGACAATCAAGAGTTGTTTGAATTTATGCCTGGTTTTGAAAATCTAGATAGCAATGGAAACATTCTTGATCCTAAGAATAATAATGGATTACCAGACAGACTAGTAAATCCATCTGCATCTCCTTCTGATTTGAGGTCTTATGAATTCACTTCTAAAGAAGTTCCATTGTTTGATGGATTCCAAATCAAAATTATTATGAGTGGAACAAATCAAGCATATGTTCCTAAGATTAAAGACTTGAGAGTAATTGCAACTATCTGATGAAACCAATTAAAGATAATAATGGTCTTCTCCGAGATGAGAAGACCAATGCTGTCATTAATATTAATGATGTTGAATATGATGCATATCTTGCAGAAAAAAAGAGAATACTTTCTGAAAAAAGAGATATTGACAACATGAAGAAGGACATTGATGAAATTAAAGATGCCCTTCACCTCATCCTTAACAAGCTAAATACATAAAAAGTACTTTTTGCTATGGCAGCAAAGATAATCAACCTAGTTGTAGAGCAAAATGCTGATTTTCAGGCAACTGTTACCATTTCAAATGATAACGGTACTAAGCTAAATCTGACTAACTACACTGCAGCATGTAAAATTAAAAAAAGTCCTTTGTCTAGCACAGTTGCTGGTACAATGACTGTATCTTTCGTTGATAGAGTTAACGGAAAAATCATGCTGTCTATGAACTCAACTACAACTGCAGCACTTCCTGGTGGAAGACATGTTTATGATGTAATCATCACATCTCCAACTAATTTTGTCACAAGAGTCATTCAAGGAAGTCTGCTTGTTAGCCCAGGAGTGAGTTGATGAGTAATAACTATGAAGTTACAGTAACATCTCCAGATTTAACAGTAAATGTTGACGATAGTGGTGCCTTTAGTGCTTCTATTAACTATGAAGCACCAACAAAAAGTATTCAACATACCAATTTAATACTTGATAATTTTTCATCTGGATTTGATGGCATCACAACGCAATTTCCTCTAACAGTTAATGGTGTTCCTTATTCACCGTCCAATGAACAACAACTGATAATACAAATTAATGGTGTTGTTTTAAGACCAACTATTGATTATACAGTTTCTGGTTCAACCATAACATTTGTGATTCCTCCAAGTGGTGGACAAACATTTTCTGGTGTTGCATTACAAACAATTGCAGATTTAACTAGAACTGTTGTTTTTCATATTGATAATGGGTCTGTTGATATTCAACCAGGTAGTAAAGGACTACTAACACTTGATGTTGCTGGTACAATTGAAGAGTGGAGAGTTCTATCCGACCAAACAGGAGTCATTGCTATAGACATTGAAAAGTCAACATTTGATAATTATCCGAATAATTTTTCATCTATTGTGGGTAGTGAATATCCTGTTCTTATAAATCAGAATAAACGCAAAGATGAAGAGTTAACAACTTGGTCAAAAAACCTCGCACTTGGTGATGTGCTTAAATTTGTAGTTTTATCATGCACAGGAATTCAAAAATGTTCTGTATTTTTGAAGTTGAAACTTTAACATCACTTATTAAACATTATAAATAAATCTAGAAAGCATTCCAATAAACGTAAGATAGGAGACTTTATCAATGGCACTTTTAGTACCAGATTGTGGCGAACTTCAATCCCTAAGGTATCTCGTTAACAGTGATCACAGAATTCCTAGGAATCTGATTCTAAAACTATATTCTAGTTCAACGACACCTGCTGAAGGGGATGTTCCTTCACAGACAACTTATTATGAACCATATGATGCATCAGGTTCACTTGGTTATGGTGTTTCACCATCTAACGGATATCCTGGTGTAATTAACAATAGATTTGACCAGGACTATTCCAGACAGTACGGTATTCTCCTTAATGGTAATCTTTGGAATGTAAGAACGATTACCACTGCAATCGCAACTCCTACTGGTTCTGGTACAGTTAACGAGTATCTAATTACTGTTGATAGCACAACCAACATTGCTGTTGGTCACTATGTAAGTGGTGGTGGTGTTGGTTCCAACGCAACTGTTGCTGCAATCGATGGTAACACAATCGTCCTAACTGTTCCTAACACATCTACGTTTACCAACCAACCACTTGAGTTTGGTGTTGGTACAACTACTGCATCCTATCCTGAGCAAACTTTCACCTTCACCTCTGCTGCTAATAACCAGTATGGTTACTACCTAGTAAGAGCAAATAACCTTCCTAAGGAAATCCACGGTGTTGAGAATGCTACTTCTGTTGCTGAAGCAGTTGCAATTGGTAAGACTCTAACAACTGGTACTATCGGTCAGTCATACTTGACTCTCTTCGATAAGAAGTACGAGCCAACCATCACTGGAACTGGTGGTGATTACGAACTGACAGTTAACGTTAACACTGGTATCACAACTAACCAAAGAGTTGCAGGTCTTGGTATTGCAGATGGAACCAGAGTTACTGGTGTAACTGGAACTACAATTTACCTGTCTAAGGCACTGACTGGTTCTGCTTCTGGAATCGGTACATTCTTCGAGAACGTTGGTGAAGACATCTGTGTAGGTATGGCAGTTACCCACAGCAACGTACAGGGTGAAGTTAATGCAATTACTCCTGGTACTAAGGTTACTGGTTTCGATGAAATCGAGAGAATTGTATATCTTGATAAGGAACTAGTTAACAACGTACAGACTGCTACTGGTGACCAAGTTAACTTCGGTACTTCTCACGTCACTGCAACTGACCACGGTCTACAACCAGGTGATGTAATCTACTTGGCAGCAGGTGCAGGTAATACAACTACCCAATCCTCAACTTACACTGTACACCGTTCACTCGACGCAAATACTTTCTCAACCGTACCTGCTCTTGCAGTTGGTGCAGGTGGAAGTTCCACAATCTACAGCAGCATCATGTTTGCTGAAAGATTTACAAACGGTCCATACAACATTCAGAACAACGGTGACCAAATTAAGGTTACCCTTAACATCAGCCTTGACTGATACATTTTACTTGATTTCATACTATATCATGGAGGGGTTGCGGAATCGTGGCCCCTCCTTTTCCTTGTTTTCACTAAAGAGAATGCGAGATGCCAGCACTTAATGTAGGAATAAATTCAACCTTTGAGCAGCAAAGACTTGTCATCAATACACTTGCAGTTGATGTCAATTCTATCCTTACTGGAACTGCTGGAATAGCAACGTACTCACCATTGTCGGGAATTGCATCTAATGCAGTTCGTCTAGATGGTCAGTTACCAAGTTATTACCTGGATTATGGGAACCATACTGGAACACCAACCAGTTTATCTCAGTTTACTAATGATGTAGGTTTCATTACTTCATTTAACATTAACAGTGGAGTCACTGTTAGTGGTGTCATGACTGCTACAACATTTGATGGTAATCTGACAGGTAATGTAACTGGAACACTTTTTGGTAATGTTAGTGGTGGTAATGTAAGTGGTACTTTATCTGGTGATGGAAGCAATATTTCTAACCTAAATGCTTCTAGGATAACATCAGGCACCTTGAGTGCTTCACATATTCCTGTACTCAACCAGAATACTTCTGGAACTGCTGCAGGACTAAGTGGTAACCCAACTATCGGAATTACTTCTTTAACGGCATCAGGGAGGATTGTAGGTGCTGCTGTAGATAACGTAATTCCATTCTTATATTCCGATTTAAGTGACTTGCCAAGTGCAAGTAGTTATCATGGTGCATTTGCTCACGTTCATAACACAGGTTCAGCATACTTTGCACATGGTGGAAACTGGGAAAAACTCGTAAATTATAATACTGATTCAGATAATATATCCATTGGTGGTACATTATCTGCTGTTGGTGATGTCGTAGTTACTGGTATTGTAACTGCTACTAGATTCTTTGGAGATGGTTCTCAACTAACAGGTGTTGGTGGTGGATCTGGTGGACTACAGATTTATGATGAATATAACCTAATTGGTACAGCATCTTCACTTAACTTTGTTGGTGGAAATATATCAGCAAACTTTGTTAATGGTTATGTTACAGTTAACGTAACTGATACTGATACAAATTATTGGGAAAGAAATAGTTCTGGAATTAGTACAACATCATATCTTGGTATTCAGACCTCAAATCCAAACTATTCATTGGAAGTTGGTCCATATGGAAGTACTGGTATTGATTTTTATGTTCATGGAAGAAGTTGGTTTAATAATCAAATCAATACCCCAATTGTTGGTTTAGGAACACTTTCAATTAACTCGGAAACTAGGCTTTCTTCTTTACCTAGAATTGTAACATCAGAACTTGCAGTTGGTAACATCTCTACGACTAGAGTTCTTAACGTTACAGGTGATGCACATATTGGGGCAGGATTAACAGTCCATGGTGAACTTGATATTAATGATGATTTAAGAGTTAAAGATAACAAATATATTACTGTTGGTGATGGATTTGACCTATCAATTTATCATGATACGATTAATAGTCATATTGCCGACCAGGGAACTGGTAGTCTGATTATTCGTGGTAGTGATGTTGTAATTAAAAATGCAGCAGACAGCAAAGTATCTGCAGAATTTACAGGTGGTGCAGAAGCAAAACTTTTCTACGATAATTCAGAGAAGTTTTCTACAGTTAGCACTGGTACAACAACTTATGGTACGCACTTTGCAACAAGATTTGCGGGTGATGGAAGTCTACTAACAGGTGTTATTTCTTCATCAAGTGTTGGTCTCGCAATTCAAGGTGCAGGAACTCCAGTTGGTACTGCTACTACATTAAACTTTGTTGGTGCTGGTGTAAATCCAACAGTTACTGGTGGTATTGCAACCATTGATATTTCTGCTGCAGTTGGTAGTGCAGGTAGATTTAAGGATGGTACTTCAGGTATACATACAACAGCACCTGCTGTAGGTTTAGGTACAACTAATCCAAAAACACAACTCCAGGTTGGTGATGTTTATGGTATAGAGGTCTATAGTGGTATTACATCAGTCACTGCTGGTGTTGCAACTGATGGTGTAGGTGGATGGACTATTGCCGATACAGATTTCCTAAGTGTAGATTACAAACTATACTTTAATTACAATGGCACAGTTCAAACCCAGAGAGCATCAGTGATGCATGATGGAACCACAGCATATGTTCAACCATATGCAATGATGATGACAGGAAATACTGCAGTAATGTCAATTGATGCAGTAATTTCAAATGGACAAGTAATTCCAAGATGGACACCAGGAACTGGAATAACTGGTATTGTTACATATAGAGTAGTAAGGGAGTCAATGCTATGATTATAGACTGGACTGACGAAGAGAATATTGAAGCACTAAATCAAGCATATCAAGATGAGATTGCTGAGTTAGAGAAGGTTCCTGATGATCCAACAGCAAGGGTTCAGTATGTTATTGGGTGCGAAAATGCTTCGGATTGGCAATATGTCCATCAAGTATTAATCACTGATGGTACTAGTGAAAATATTCTTCCAACAAATTCAATAAATTGTGTAGATGATTGTAAGCATAGTCCCGTAAAAGGAAGATATATTTTAACTGCTGAGCAAGCAGAAACAATAAAAGAGCACCCAAAAGTTAAATATATTCACCCAGACTTTAGTAGATACCAGGGAACATATAAACCACCTACACACGAAATTATATGTGCTGCTAAGTACAATAGGTATAACAGTAATAGAAGGCAGTATAGGGATATGCAAGTATCCATGCCATATACACCTACAGATGCAGAAGCAGGACGTAGTGGATATCAGCTATCTAGGTGTATGCAAGTTGATGACCCTTGGTGGGGTGAAACTGGAACATATCAAACAAAGAATGATGTTGTTTTAAATCAAAAAATTCAGCAATATGGTGATGCTTCTGATGTTGATGTAATTGTTACAGATACTGAAGCATGGTATGGACATCCAGAGTTTATTAATACCGCAATAAGAAGTACAGCAACTAATGATGGATATAATTCCACTGGTTCTGGTCCTTCAAACTATAGAGGTGGTAATGTTTTACCTGGTAATGGTTATTGTGATATTTTAGACATTTACTTAGACGCACCATATTACATCGATCCAGATTTCTTTGATAATGACCCAGGAAATAGATTGATAACAAGATTTGATGGAACTATGGTTCCTGTTGAATCTGTAGCAAGAAGTTGGTGGTCTAGTAATTCACTATCTTCGAGATCATCAAAGTTTGTAAGTCCAAGTAATGGTGGTACTGCCACTGGACTTAACGATTTTGGTGTTATTAATGGTGGTAGTCAATGGACCTCCTATACCAGAGCAAGAAATAATGGTTCAAATAGTGCATATTGCACAGGAAGTGGAACTCATGCTACTCAATGTATGGGTGTTTGTTATGGAAGGGGACAAGGATGGGCATATAATGCAAATAAGTGGCATATAAACAATATTGGTAGCAGTGCTGTTAGTATTGAAGGATCTGCAGATTTAATTAAAGTATTCCACAACTGCAAACCTAATAATCCGTCTTTAGGGACAAAAGACCCAACATTAACAAGTAATAGCTGGGGATATCGTTCCACTTCTCACTCTACCGTTTATAGTGCTGGTTCTAATTATGTGTTTTTCAGGCATGGTCAAGGAACTGGTAATGTAGCTGCAGCATCTGCGTCATATAGTAGCTCATCTACTATGCCAAATTGTCTTAGAACTGTTGGATATTATGGTGATGGTGGTAGAATGAAGGGAGAAATGCTTCCTAATTCTATGGTGACTGCATGGACTGAACTGGTTGATGCTGGAGTTATCACTGTAGTTGCTGCAGGAAATTCAAACCAAAAGCAAGTTCAACCAAATCATCCAGATTTTGATAATTTCTGGACACATAGTGGAACTGGTGGTGGAGGTGGTTCAAATACTAATTTACTTGCGAATACTCATTATGAGTTTAGTGTTGAATGTTATAACACAATGAACAGACCTGGATTCCCACAGCAGGTTGGTAGACATACAGATTCTAATGGTAACGTTGTACTGAACAAGGTTATTAATATGGGTGCATTAGATTATCAGTATCAATCAACTGGGCATGAGAGAAAAGTAAATTATAGTGATATGGGTAATGGTATTGATTGTTATGCACCAGCAGATGATGCTTTAGGTGCAACTAGAGGAAGTTCTGGTGAAGGAATCCACCCAGAGACATATCCTGAACTTTCTGTTACAGCAGTCGATAATGATTTTGGTGGTACAAGTTCTGCATGTCCAGTAGCAGCAGGATTGATTGCAACTAAACTGCAGTATAACAGGGCATGGTCTTGGAGTGATGTAAAAACTTGGATTCTAAACTTAACCCAACAAAATACAAGTAAGTTTTATGTTGGAAATGAAGCAACAACAGTTACTTCTAATGATTGGCAAGATACCGTCCATCTTAACGGAGGTAGTCCTATCGTCATATATGACAAGGAAACAGGACAAGAGCCTTCTGGTGGTTTTGGAAGTATTCAATCTAATACTTATTCAATCACAGAAGGAGCTACAATTAATGTAACAATACATGCAGTTGGTGTTTCTGCTGGAACATATTATTATTCTATCGAAAGTATTCCAGGTGAAGATTACACAGTTCCAGGAGATGGATTTAGTCCTACAGGAACAACAGGCAATATTTCTTATAATGGTACTGGAAATATTACCTTTAACATAGTTACAACCACTGATTTAATTACAACTACAGACGCTAGAATAAGAATTAGAATTCGGGAAAATGCTGTTAACGGACCAATCGTTGCAACTACTGACGATATTATAGTTACTGGAACATTAGACCCAGTACCATTCCAGTTTGCGTCTGGTGGAGCTCAGTGGGGTGGTGGTGTCATAGTGACTTTTCAACCGTAACTAAATAGTAAAAAGTTCTAGTGTTTACTTGAAATATGTTTGACGAAGAAATTCTAGAAACACCTGGGTTTCAGGAAGAAAAAGACAAACTTCCTAAAGAACCAGAAGGTGATGTAGATAAGGAATATGTTGTCGTTTGCCATACCAATGAAGGATGGCAAACGATTCATAGTCTCATCATGGAAGAAAATACTTCCGAGGACTATGTTCCTAATACATCAAAGAAATGTTGCAATGATAAGAAACATAGTCCTACTAGAGGAATCTATATGATGACAGACTCTGAGGCAGAGGAACTCAGGTCCCATGAATTAGTTGAGACTGTAAATATTAATCGTGCTGCATATCCAGGAACATATAGAATTGATCCTGCTTTAATGAAAGATGGAATTGGACCACAATATAGGTATGGTTCAAATGTTAAACACCAAAAAGACCCTACTTTTCCATCTACTCCTACATTAGCAGATTTAAATCGTGCTGGATATGCTATCTTAAGACATTCCTCGTATCAAGATCCTTGGTATGGAAGTTCAGCATCTACAGTAATTAATGATAGAGCTCAGCATTATGGTGCTGGTGAAGATACTGATATCATTACTGTTGACGAAGATATGTGGTTTGGACATATCGAATTTCAAAATAATACAGGAACTGGTCCAACTAACTACAAGGGAGGAAATGTTCTTCCAGGAAATGGAACTTGCGATTTGCTATGTTTGGTGAATGATTCACCATATTATATTGACCCAGATTTCTTTGATGCTGATCCAGCAAATAGATTAGAAACTAGATGGGATGGAACAATAGTCCCAACGGAAGCTGCTGCTAATGGTTGGTGGCGTAATAACTCATTGTCATATAGGTCATCAAAGTTTGTAAGTCCGTCTAATGGTGGTACTGCTACTGGTAATAATGATTTCGGCACTATACTTGTTTCATCTAATTATACTAGAGCAAGACAAAATGGATCCAATACTGCATATCAAACCAGTGGTGGAAGTCATTCAACACCATGTGCTTCCTTAGCATATGGGAGAAGTTATGGATGGGCATATAATGCAAATAAGTGGCATATTGCCCTTATGGGTTCTTATGCTGTAGATGAAGAAGATATTTTTGATATGATAAAAATATTTCATCAGTGTAAACCAATAAATCCCACATACGGAAATAGAGACCATACATTATGTACAAATAGTTATGGTTATAGGTCTTATGCTCCACCATCTAGTGGATATTACTATTATGAGACCCCCGATGATGGTACTGGAGGAGTTTACTATTCGTCAAAACCTAAATTTCTTAGTAATTTTTATCAAAGTTATATTAGATCTGAGATGCTCCCCAATTCATTACTAACTGCTGGTAATGAAATGATTGATGCTGGTGTTATTTTTGTGTGTTCTGCAGGAAATACTAGACAAAAACTAGTGAAGGCAACCCACCCATCTTGGTATAACTATGTTTCTACTAGTAATAACCACACTATGGCAGATACACAATTCAGTTCTGGTGGATTCAATTGGGTGAAATCTGTAAATAGACAAGGATTTCCTGGTCAAATTGGTAAAGTTGGTGTTGGAACAAATACTGTTTATAGAACTTTTCCAATTGGATGCCTAAGTGGTGGCCACCGTTCAGATGGAAGAGAGCAAAGAGCAGTTTACAGCAATATGGGTAATCTAATTGTTGGATTTGCTGCTGGTGATAGGCAAGCAGCAGCATGTGATGACAACGCTGGTTCTCGTAAGAATCGTTATGATGCTTATTATACTCTTAATGGAGTTCAATCTGTAGAGTCTGAAGATAGAGAATTTAATGGTACAAGTGCTGCATCTCCAGTAGCTTGCGGATTCTTAGCAACTAAAATGCAGCATAATAGGACTTGGGACTGGCAAGATTTGATGAACTGGATTGAAAGTTTGACTCCAGTCAATAGTTCAGAATTTTATTATGGTACTGAATCAACTACTGCTACAGATAATAACTGGGATGATGATTACAGTATAGAAGGTCATCCTGGATATGTATTTTATGATGCAACAACTGGTGGAAATGAATCTTCTTATAGGTGGGATGCTGCTTCTGGTAATGTTGCTACACAAAATCCTAAAGAAGTAACAGAAGGTGGTACTGCAACTGTCACACTCTCCACTAATGCACCTGACGGAACTTACTATTACGTTGTTGAGAAAGATGACCACCAATCTGATATTCAAGCAAGTGATTTTGATACAGGAGGAGGTTTCCTGGGAATGTATGGTGCATTCTCTGTTTCTGGTGGTGCAGCAACACTTAATTTCAAAATTGCAGCTGATGCAGTTGCAGTAAATGAAACAGAATCATTTAGAGTTAGAGTTAGGAGTGGTAGCACTACAGGACCTGTTGTTGCAACTTCACATGATTTTATAATTTTAGATTCTTCCTCTGGAGGTGGTGGTGGTGGTGGAGGAACACCAGCAACACCTTTCGTTTTTGCATCTGGTGACGGTCTGACATTTACTGGTGTCAGCATAAGTTTCTCTTGATAAATAACTAAAAGTAGTATTCCCATCAGATGGCAAATAAAGGATTTGGTGCAGAGAAAATTAATCTAATCGGTGGTGGGACTCCTAATATTAGTAGTCCTAACGACTTGAATTTAACTGCAGATAATGTTGCAATCAGCACCAATGCATCTATCGGTGGTAATTTGACTGTTTCTGGTGGACTTACATTACCGAGTGGTATTGTAACTGCTACTGGACACTATGGTCCAATTTACATTGAAGAAAGTTCAGATGATGACGTATTTTATGATATACCTTTTCTAAATTCTACTGGTTCTGCAAATAATTATAGGCAGTTACAAATTGACGCAGGTCAATTGCAATTTAATGCATCAGATAATTCACTAAGATTATATGGTGCAATGTATGCCAGTAGAGGATTTTCAATTGGTATTCAGTCTGCTGGAACAACCATTGTCAATCAAGGAAGTCAATATGTTGAAGGCATAAACTTTGCTGGTGCAGGAAATACTATTACATATAATAGCTCTTCAAGGTATGTAACAGTAGAAATTGCAGGTAGTAGTGGTGGGGCAGGTGTTGGTACAAATACTAATATAAACACAACTGGTATTATTACTGCTGCTGCATTTAACAGTCCCTACTACAACTCTGGAGTGCCCTACATTGGTGTGGGTGCAGGGGCAACTCAAATTGAATTCCAAGCACCAAATGTTGCCATAACAACTGACATGACTGTTGGTGGTGCTATTAATGCTGCTGGTGCAGTTTTTAGTGGTATTGCTACAGGAACTTTTGTTGGTGATGGTTCTGGTCTAATTGGACTTGCTGGTATTGGTTCTGGTATCCAGGTTATGGATAATGGAACCCTTGTAGGTATGGCTCAGACCATTGATTTTGGTACTGATCTAACTGTATCAAATATTTCTGCTGGTATTGTAACTGTTAGCAATGCAATCAATCTTGTAGGAATTGATACTGTTGGTGTATCCATATTCAATCATATTGATGCCTCAGGTATTGTAACTGCAACATCTTTTGATACTATTGGTGGTGTTGGTCAATCACCAGTCATTAATTCTGGTATATACACCACTCTTACACTAAATTCACCTACTGTTGCAATCAGTACTGATATGACGGTTGGTGGAAACCTAACCGTAACAGGAACAATTAATGGAAGTAATCTAGGAGGAACTCTAGCACCAGATGGAATTAACATGCTGGGGCAGAAGTATATTACTTTCTATAAAGATAATAGTACTGCATTCTCAAGTCACAACTCTGAAATGTATGGTACTTCCTATGGAACTACCATTTGGAGAGAATATGCTACTGCTGCTGGTGACGGTATTAGAATTGGAACTAAAGAATTAACCATAGAGCCCCAAAATCTATATGGGCATATGGCAAAGTTCACTCAAAATGGACCAGTGTACTTAAGTTGGGGTGGTCATATAGGAGAGGGAACTGAACATAAACATAAATTTGCAACTAGTGGAATTGGTGTTTCTGTTCTATACACGAACGGTACATATGGTCATATGGATGTTCGTGACATCAATGCAACTGGTGTCGTTACTGCAACATCTTTTACTGGTGACGGTTCTGGACTGACTGGAGTTACTGCAACTGGTTCTGGTATTGTTGTTAAAAATAGTGGAGCATTAGTAGGTACAGCAGCAACAGTTGATTTCGGAACTAATCTTTCTGTATCCGCAGTTTCTGCTGGTGTTGTAACTGTGACTGCTAGTGGTTCTGGTGGTGGTGGAAGTACAGCAGGAATTGATACTGCTGGAGTTTCACACTTCAATCACATTAATGCAGTTGGTGTTATTACAGCAAATACATTTGCAAGTTATGCTGGTGGTGCATCTTCTATTACTAGTCCTGGTGCCTTAACTATTGCTGCACCTCATGTTGCTATTACAACCTCAGTAAGTATCGGTGGTACAGCAAGTATTGGTGATACTCTCTCAATGTTTGATGATGATTTAAAAATCTTCAAAAATAACAGTAGTGGAAACGTTGTAATTCAAGAACTTAGTGGCGGAAGTCTTAATATTAATGCTAATGACTTACAACTAAAAGATTATCTTGGTCAAGAGAATAAAGCAAGATTTATAACAAATGGTGCAGTAGAACTGTATTATGATAACTCTCTTAAATTTGAAACTACTGGATTTGGTGTAACCATTTATGGTAGCACCATGATATCTAATTCTCTTGATGTTGGTGATACCAATGTCTCTGGTGATTTAAATGTAACTGGTGATGTTACTTCTGCTCGATTCATTGGTGATGGTTCTGGTCTGACAGGTGTTGTTGGTTCTGGTTCTGGTGTAATCGTTCAGGATGGTGGATCGATTGTTGGTACTGCAGGTACAATTAACTTTGGTACAAACCTAAGTGTTTCTGCAATTTCTGCTGGTGTTGTAACTGTTACTGCTAGTGGTTCTGGTGGTGGTGGAACCACACAGAACCTCTTTGAATCCATTGCAGTTTCTGGTCAGAGTAATGTAACTGCTGATAGTGCAACTGATGTACTGACATTCGTTGCTGGTAGTAACATGACTATCACAACAAATGCAGCAACTGATACTATCACCTTTAACTCCACTGGAGGTGGAGGAGGTGGTGGAGGAGGCACAAGTGGGGTATATTCATGGGATGCTGCTTCTTTAACTCTAGAGAATGTTGACACAGTAAACCTTTCTACTGATAGTTTCAGGGGTGCTGAGTATCATATTCATATTGAGCACTCTCAAGGAATACAATCTCAGAAAGTTCTAATCATGCAGGATGGAACTAATGCATATGCTAATGAATTTGCAATTATGCATGATAACAATTTGCTTGTTTCTATTGGTGCATCAGTTAGTGGAGGCAATTTCTACTTAAATGCTACACCAGAATCTGGTGTAACTGGTGTTACAACTCTCAGATATCTTAAGACTATCATTAGTTGAATAGGAGAATAGTAAATGAACGTACCATCTTCAACAGAAAAGAACGTATACACTGTCGGTTGTGAGACAGAAGAAGATTGGATTTATATTCGTGATGCTTTACTTGACGAAAATTGGTTAGATGATGAAGAAATACCAACTGAAGCATGTGAGTGTGTAAGTGATAAAAAAGTAGGACACACTAGAGGCATCTTTATGTTGACAGATGCCGAAGCAGAGCAACTTAAACAGCATCCTAAGGTTGAGTATGCTCATCATGATAGTTCTTATTACCAAGATTATTATAGACCACCTCTTGAGGAAAGATACTTTGGTTTAGATTATGGTCAAAAGTATCAGTGGAGATGGGAAAACAGAGTATTAATTGAAAGAGCAAATCAGTCTCAATCAAATTTCTATCCAGATCATAAAACACCACGTCAAATCAACAAAGCTGGTTGGGAATTAGCTCGTCCAGCAGCAAAAAGAGACCTTTGGCATTATCTTAAAGAGGCTAATGGTTTAAGTGGTGATGTAACTGCATATTCTATCAGTGCTAGATTGGCAAGAACAACAACTGGTGAAGATGTTGATATGATTGCCTGTGATACAGGAACTTGGTGTAGTCATCCAGAATTTATCAATAATCTTCCTGGTGTTGAGTATCCAAGAAATTATAAAGGTGGTAATGCTTTAGACCCTAATGGTGGTTCTGCAGTTCTAGACTTATTTTTACATGGTCCATACTATATTGACCCAGAATGGTTTGATGCTGACCCAGCAGATAGATTAACAGTAAGATGGGATGGGACTGTAATTCCGATAAGATACTGGGCTCAGAAATGGTGGTCTGATAGTGACAGTCGTTCTCCTCAATTTAACAATGTTGATGAAGTTAGCATTGGTTATAGTTACTATGAACAATGGTCTATCGGTGATTTATATGGTAATGGTGGTGCAAGTTCTCATGGTACTTCAGTTGCCTCTCAGATGTATGGAAGAACTCATGGATGGGCATATAATGCCAATAAATGGGCAATAAGAACAGATATAACTTCATTTGATGATATGTTTGATGCGATAACTATATTTCATCAAAATAAACCAGTAAACCCAAAGCACGGAAATAGAAACCCAACAATATGTAATCATAGTTGGGGTTATGTTAATCCCGAAATGGGTGGTGGATATCAGTATAGAAGTGGACACCACTGGTTTAGACCAAGTAGTGCAACTGTTACTACTACTGCTACTGAATGGTCTATTGCTCCCTCACCAACATCTTGGTACACTGCAGTTCAGCCAAACCATTCACAAAATGCAAAAGAACAGTGGTTTAGGTATCTTGGTTATTATGGATACGGTTCTACATTCCCATGTGAACTACTTTCCCATGGTGATTTAACTGCTTCCACAAATTGTTTTAATTCTGGAGTTATTCATGTTGTTGCTCCAGGAAATTCAAACCAGAAAATGGTATTTTCTGACCATGAAGATTATAACAATCATTTTGCTCCAAATCGAGATGATGCAACTAGATCATTTAATAGTAACACACTTACACTCAGTGGTAAGACTTATTATAGGTCAACGAACAGAATAGGTTATCCTGGTCAATCTGGTAGGTATTATGATGAAGGAAAGTATAAGTACAAAGCACTAATTGTTGGTGCTCTTTCTGATATGTGGGGGACTGATAATGGAGTCTATAAAGAGTTTAAAGTAGACTATAGCAACATGGGTGAAGTTGTTGATTGCTACTGTGCTGCACATGACACACAGGCAGCAACCAATAAGGAGTTTGGTGATAATAGTAGTTGGAGAAGAGCAGATAATGAAGCTTTCTATGAATTATATAATGTTGGTGCTGCATCTACTTATACCTCAAGTTCGTATATAAGTGGTTTCAAGGCATATACAGATACAGCAACCAATAGAGGTGGTGACCCAAATGCAAATAAGTATTGGGGTCTCAGTAGTCCAAATGATTGGCCTGATGTTTTAGGTCAAGGTCGTCAAAACCATGGAAGTAGTAGAGTTGTAGTTGGTCCCAACTCTTGCGGTAGAGGATTGGGAAGACCCGAAACAATTTTATTTAAATCAAATACAGGTCATCGTTTTGCAACTGGTGGTAGTCTTAATTACCCAACAGTAACTTACACTGGAATTGCCGCAACTTTCCGTGGTCGTGTTGGTATTCAAACTACAGAACCAGAACCAGCAACAAACTATTCAACTCTTGCTGATTGGAGATGTTATAGATGCGATCTACCATTTACTTTTGATTATTGTGGTGTTACTACCAATAGAGTTGGAATTTCTCCATGGGGAGTTCTTGAAATTGGTGGTGAAGGTTCACATAGTAAGACTAGTACCGAGGTTTCTTGGATACACCATGGTGGAGTTCCAAAGTGGGGACAGATTGCCCTTAATCATGGGCATGTAAGTCCTTATGTAGGTATTCGTACAGAGGTTTTAGGAGTAGCTCCAAATAGACAATTCTGGGTTAGATATGAGTCTAAAGATGGCAGTGGACATACCAGTGGTGATATGGACACTGTATGGGAGGCAGTTTTTACTGAAAATTCTGGTGTAGTAGACTTCCATGTAGAAACTAATACTCACATAGGGGAGACTACCCAGACTGTAGATAACGACTACTTCCATGATGATTGGTTTAGTGGAACAAGTTCTGCTGCACCTATTGCTTGCGGTATCGTTGGAACTAAATTGGAAGTTAATAGAACATGGGATTATGCTGATGTGAAGAACTGGGTTACTACAAAAGTTGGTATTTCAAGTAGTGATGAGTTTTATTATGGTGATGAAGCACCAAGTGGAACTAATGCACGCAATGATATTTCTTGGGGAACGGTAACCAGTCTTCATGGAGGTAGTCCAATTATATTATGGAATGCACCAACTGACAATGACCCACCTATTGAAAATCAATTACAGATTGATATTGGTAGTAATTTAACCATTGAAGGTGGAACCAACAACTTAAATATTAAATACGAACAATAAATAGTTAAAAGACTCAAACAATGGCTAATAAAAGTTTTTCCGTTAGAGAATTTGAGATTGTTGGAAATTCTGGCAATTCTAAATTAACATCTACCGAGTATATTGAACTTAATACACCTAGAGTTGCTATTAGCACTGACTTAACTGTTGGTGGAACAGTGAGGAGTGATATAAGTCTTCCAGGACATAGTTTAACTGCTCTTCAGGCAAACATAACAGGGGTTACAACCATGTCCTCTGTCAGTGTTGTTGGTGTATGTACGGCAGCATCTTTCTCTGGTTCTGGAGTAGGTTTAACTGCGTTATCTGCACCGCAACTTACTGGTTCTTTACCTGCACTAGATGCATCATCACTTACCAATACTGTTGGAACTATCACTGCTGGAGCAGGAGTAACAATAAATCAAGGGACGGGAACAGTACATGTATCCCAAGGAATTACTTATGTTGTTGGTGGTAACACTAGTGGATATACAATGGTTGGTCCAGGTGTTTTGCAGACATCTTTAAATCCAACCATTTATTTACATAGAGGATTTGTATATATTTTTAACAATACCACTGGTTCAGGTCACCCATTCCGTATTCAATATACTGGTACAACAACTGGATACGGTAGCACATGGGTAACTGGAAATACAGCAGGGACTCAGATGTTTGTTGTTCCTCATGATGCTCCAAGCACTCTTGAATATCAATGTACTATCCACCCTGGAATGAAAGGGACATTTGTTATACCTTCTTGACAAGACTATTCATATATGATTATAATGAGTCTGTGGACGGTCAAGGGTTACTTATATCTTTAAATACTAGATTCTAACTAACCTAAATAGTCAAATATGGAAGGTTTCTAGTGACTTGTAAGGAAATAAAAGTTACTAAGAATATTCAGGGTGTTGCGAGTATGCCCTGTCTAGAAACCTTTGTACGCATTAGAGAGAGGATGCGTTAAGTATGGCTCTCTTTCAATACAACTTAGGCAGTGAAATTCCGTTTAGTAGTATTGATTATGGATTTATTAATGAAACACCTACAACCCCATCGGAAGACCACGGAGATTTAGCAGTAGTTGCTCAGACGACTATTGCTCCAGATGATATTGTCTCCACATATAGTGGTAGTCTTAGCACCGTAACTATTACTAATACTGGAAGTGGTGTTGGTGAGTTTGGTGGATTTAATGTAGCAAGACATATTAAGTTTACTGGAGCTGGTACAAGAGCATTTACTTTTGCATTTGATACAAGTAATCGTGAAGAGATAACATTTTCAGTTATTCGTGGCACTGATTCAAATGGTGGTGAACTTCCTGATAGTGGTGAAGACCTTCTATTTGAATATTCAACTAATGGTGGAAGCACTTGGACTGGAACCCAAGTTTTAGCTGCATACAATGATACTGCATTTAATAATTTAAATGATGTTACTGTAACACTACCTACAGCAGCAAGAGTATCTAATGCACAGTTTAGAATTAGACAAGCAAGTAATAGTGGTTCTAATTATGATCAATGGGGTGTAACTGCAGTTACTATTGGTGGTGAGATACTTACTACTGAAGATTATGGATTCTTAACACCTGCAAGGCAGACTGTTCCATACGGTAGACTCAAGATTGTTCAAGAGTTTGCTGACGACAGACTACTCAGGAATAGTGTTGGTGGTATTGAATTTACCCTTGGTGGTAAAGCAAATATCTTTACTCTACCAATTCATGTTGGTAGAGGATTCTTGCGTCTTGATGGCAAGGAGTTCACAAGAATTACTCTGCGTTACATCGGAAGTGGCACATTCAGCCACTTCGGTGGATCTGCAGAGGCAGTATCGAATGCAACACCAGCACAAACACCACTCTTCACGGTTGCTGGTGTTGCTACCGAAAAATTTGGAAAAGGAAATTATACAGCAACAGGTCAGTTCTCCGCATTCACGGGTGCCGCAGAGGTCGTATCCATCAGTGGAGCAACAAGACAAGACCTATTCAGAATTAGAGGTGCAGCACACGATACTCACACAGAGAATTACGTTGGTGAGGGTAGACTATTTGCTGTACAAGGTGCTTCAGAAGCATTTAAAGTCGAAGAGAAGGCAAGTGGTCTATTCTCCTTTAAAGGCACCTCCAAAGAAACTATACAATCAAATAACGTTGTATCTGTTGAGACTCAGATATCTGGTTCTGGTTCAGAGTCAATTACACCTGCGGTACGACCAGGTTCTGGAGAGGCAACGTTTAGTGGTGCAATTACAAATGAGCATGTAAGGTTCCATCAATTTGGTACTGGTACATTATCTTCCTTCAGTGGAACTGCAGAAACAAGCAACAGAGTTGTATTCAGTTACAATGAAAGTTCTGTTGTTAATGCAGAAACTCTTGATTATGGACTTATTACTGAAGGATTTGCGGATGAACCAATCAGTAATTACGCAAATGTACCAATTAGTACACTTGCAAATGAAGTAGTATCTGAGTTTGGAAGATATCCAAATAGAGAGGAATTTGGTCATATTTCTATTGACCCAGAGCAATCTATTCATACTCCTGGATATAACCATGTTGATTATGGTTATATTAATACCACCAATAGATTCCCATTCGGTAAGTTCCAATCTGAAGATGGTGGAGACTTAACTTATGAGTCTGCACAAATTGGAATCAGAGTCAGACCCATTACACCTGGTCCAACACTCCGACTTGAAGGTACTGCAGGTATCTTTACACTACCAATTCATAAAGGTGAAGGATACTTCAGATTTGAAGGTAAGTCTGTTGTTAGAATTAGAGCAGTCTACTACGGATCTGGTAAGTTCAGTAACTTCGGTGGTAGTGCTGAAGCAACTTCAAATGCTGATTCTGGAAGGAAGATTCTCTTCAGAGTTGCTGGTGATGCACATGCTGTTGTGCGTTTTGTTTATATTGGAGAAGGTTCTCTCTTTACATTTGTTTCCAAGACAGAATCCACTTCAGTCACAGAAAAACCACAAGCTCTTTACAAGTTTACTGGTTCTGCAGTCGAAAAGAATACCGAGAACTATGTTGGTACAGGTTCTCTATTTACATTTGTTTCTTCTACAGATTCTACTGTTATCAACAGTGCAGCATCTGGTCTCTTTACCTTCAAGGGTTCGGGTATCGAGAAGAATACAGAGAACTATGTTGGTCAAGGTTCTTTGTTTACATTTGTTTCCAAGTCGGAAGCAACTGTTGTTCAGTCTGTCGCACAAACACTATTCAGATTTACAGGTGCGATTACAAACGAGCATGTAAGATTCCACCAGTTTGGTACTGGAACATTCTCTGCCTTCAGTGGAACTGCATATCACGAAAGAGTTGCATTCGATTATAATGAAGACTCTATTGTTAATGTCAGACATGATAATTATGGATTAATTACTGAAGGTAGTGCTGACCAACCAATTTCCGACTTTGCTAACGACCCAATTAGTCTTTACGCTAATGAGCAAGTCTCCGAGTTTGGTAGATTTGCGAATAGAGAGGACTTTGGTCACATTTCTATTGACCCAGAGCAATCTATCAACACTCATGGTCATCGTCATGATGATTATGGTTACATTAATACCACCAATAGATTCCCATTCGGTGGATTCACCTTTGAAGATGAAAATGAAGGTGTTGATACTGCAGGAATTAGATTCCAACTCAGAGCACCTACATCAGGTACTGAACTTAGACTTCAGGGTCAAGCTGAAATTTATGTACTCCCAGTACACATCGGTGGTGGTATCACCAGATTTGCTGGAGATGCAACTATCAGAATCAGAGCCGTCTACTACGGATCTGGTAAGTTTAGTAACTTCGGTGGTAGTGCCGAGGCAATTTCCAATGTTGACTCTGGAAGACAAGTTCTCTTCAGAGTTTCTGGTGATTCCCATAATACTATACGTTTCGTCGAGGTTGGTACAGGTTCTCTATTCACCTTCGTATCCAAGACGGAATCCACTTCAGTTACAGAAAAACCACAAGTTCTCTACAAGTTTACTGGTTCTGCAGTCGAGAAGAACACAGAATCTTACGTTGGAAAGGGTTCTCTATTTACATTTGTTTCTTCTACAGAATCCACTGTTATCAACAGTGCAGCATCTGGTCTTTTCTCTATCAAAGGTTCAGCAGAAGAAAAGAATACAGAAGTATATGTTGGAAAAGGTTCTTTGTTCACATTTGTTTCCAAGTCGGAAGCAACTGTTGTTCAAAGCAAAGCTCAAGGATTGTTCAAGATTTCTGGTGCAATCACAAACGAGCATGTCAGATTCCATCAGTTTGGTACTGGTACATTCTCTACATTCAGTGGAACTGCCTATCACGAAAGAGTTGCGTTTGATTACAACGAAGATTCTATCGTTAATGTTGACCATGAGAATTATGGTTTCATTACTCAAGGTAGTGCTGACCAACCAATTTCTGACTTTGCTAACGACCCAATTAGTCTCTATGCTAATGAGCAGGTCTCTGAATTCGGAAGATTCTCCAATAGAGAAGACTTTGGTCATATCTCTATCGACCCAGAGCAATCCGTCAACACTCATGGTTGGAATCATATTGATTATGGTTACATTAATACCACGAACAGATTCCCATTCGGTGGATTTACCTTCGACGATGGCAGTGTTACATCTGCAACTTCCAAGTTACAGGTAAAACTACCTGTCGAAGGACCTGTATTCCAAATCAGTGGTGTTTCGGACAATCGTGTACTACCAGTTATTATTGGTGGTGGATTCACCAGACTTGGTGGAGATGCACTTGTCAAGATTACCGCAGTTTGGTACGGATCTGGTTCAGTATTCTCCTTTGTTGGTGGTGCAGAAGCAACTTCATCTACTGTACCAACAGAAGCACCACTTCTCGACTTCAATGGTACTGCAAGGGAGAGATTTGGAAAGGGCAACTACGATGCCAGTGGTACATTCTCCACATTCTCTGGTGCTGGAGAAACTGCAATTATCAGCAACAAAGCAGACGTTCTCTTCGATGTTAACGGTACTGCTATTGAGAAGCATACCGAAAATTACGTTGGAGAAGGTTCTCTCTTCGGATTTGTCTCTGCTACAGAATCTACTGTTATCAACAGTGCAGCATCTGGACTCTTCAAGTTCCAAGGTGGAGCAATCGAGAAGAACACCGAGAACTATGTTGGTACTGGTTCTCTGTTTGCATTCGACAGTTCTACAGAAGCAACGGAAGTTCTCAGCACTGCATCTGGACTCTTCAAGTTCAGTGGTGCTGCAACCAATGTTCAGGTCAGGTTCCACCAGTTTGGTACTGGTTCACTCTTTGGATTCAATGGTGGAGCAGAGTCTGTCACATTCGACTATAGCTGCCATGGTTCGATTGTTAACATTGGGGCAGATAATTATGGATTCATTACTGAATCTGTTGTTGACCAGACAATTACTGATTATGCAAATGAGCAGATTAGCACTTATGCGAATGAGGTAGTATCTGACTTTGGTATTGATCCTAATCAGGAATCCTTTGGACATATCTCCATCGATCCTGAGCAATCCATCAATACTCATGGTTGGAATCATGAAGATTATGGACTTATCACCGAACCTGAAGGTGGTAATAAGTTCCCATGTGTCCATCTCAAGTTTGGTGGAGAAAGATTCAACGAATCCAGAGTCTTTGGATATGCAGGTTCTGGTACATTCTCTACATTCTCTGGTGCTGCAGAAGCAAGAGCAATTGTACCTCCTTCTAAGGGTCTATTTAAAGTTCATGGTTCTGGTGGTATTATTGCTTCCCTATCCCATATTGGATCTGGTGAAATCCACATTGGTGATTCTGGAATTGATAAGTTTATCAAGGTTCAATTCTCCCCACCAACCACTGGTGTTCTATTCAAGTTCTCTGGTGGACTGGATGTCAGTGGTGTCAACGAGAGACCATCCGACCTCAAGGCAACATTTGCAGAAGTTGGACATGCAAAACTCCGCATTGCAGGAGATGCATTTACTACCTTCCATCTTGGACATATTGGAAGTGGTCAACTCGATATCAATGGCAATGCTATCGAGAAGCATACCGAAGCATACGTTGGTTCTGGTTCTCTCTTCGCATTTACTGGTGGGGCAGAAAGTTTCACTGTCGATCTTCCAGAATTTGCAACTCTATTCAGATTTGCTGGAAATGCAGTCGAGAAGAATACCGAGAACTACGTTGGTACGGGTTCTCTGTTCACCTTTGTTTCCAAGACAGAATCTACAACTTCTGCGGAACAACCAAAAGTACTCTTCAATATCGAAGGTGCTTCTGTCAACAGAATCCTATTCCATTACTACGGTACTGGAAACTTCTCCACATTTGGTGGTGCTGCAGAAGCAAGAGCAGTCACCAAGGAAGCAGGTGGTCTGTTCACATTCAGTGGCAACGCACCAGAATCCATCACTCCAGCACCACATATTGGTTCTGGTTCTCTGTTTACATTTGTTGGCAAGACAGAAGCATTTGTCGCAAGCGACGACTTGGTTGCACCACCACTATTCAAGATTGGTGGAGATGCAATCATTGGATTCTCTCTTGGTATTATTGGTCGTGGTGGACTCGATGTTCTCCAGAAAGTTACCAAACTCGATGTTGAAGGTAAGAACAGATTCGTTGGTGCTCAAGAAAGAAGAGCAATCAACAATCCTGCTTCTGTACTCTTCAGTATCGACGGAAACGTCAAAATCTTCTTTGTCTTCCAAGAAACTGGTGGTGGATTTACCAGAGTTGCTGGAGAAGCATTCACTGAAGTTACACCTAGACATACTGGTCGTGGTAAGACTTCTCTACATGGTGAGGTCACCATGTCTGCTTCCCTATCTCATATTGGATCGGGAACAATCTTCGGATTCGTTGGTGGTGCAGAATCTCGTGCAATAGACCTCCCACCACAAAAGGGACTACTCAGATTTGCTGGTACTGCACCAGAAGTTTATATCCGTGGACCAGAACTTGGAGATGTATCTCTCCAACTCAAGTCTTCCGACGTATTTGTCAGATTCAAGCTCAGCCATATTTCGGATGGTTCCAGAATCCATGTCGATGGAGATGGAGCAGAAGCAAGAGTCAGACCATACGAAGGTTCTGGTACACTCTTTGGATTCAGTGGTGCAACGGAAGCTCGCACAATCGACCTCCCACCACAGGTTCCAACACTCTTCAGATTTGCTGGAAACTCTGGAGAAAGAGAAACCAATGCACATCTTGGTTCTGGTTCACTCTTTGGATTCGATTCTGCAACAGAAGTCAGAGTTGCTTCCCCAGAACTTTCTGGACTATTCAAAGTTCAGGGCACTGGTGCAGAAGCAAAAACCAAGGTATTTACTGGTTCTGGTGTATTCGATCTCAACACCAAGACAGACGGACTGGATACTCTTGGCAAGCAAGTTTATATCAGTGCTCCAGAATCTACAACTGTCAATCCACCAGAACATACTCAGGTATTCACTTTCTCTGGTTCTGCTGTTGCTACAGAAGACAGAGCATATCAGGGAACTGGAACACTATTTGGATTTACAGGAGCAGCAGAATCCAGAGCAGTTGTACCAGATTCTACAGGTCTATTCAAGGTTCAGGGTTCTGGAGAAGAATCCAGAAGCAGAATTTACTCTGGAACAGGAAGAGTATTTGGATTTACTGGTGGTGCAGAGGCAACAGCAGTTACCGAAAATGTACCAGGTTCTCTCTTCAAATTTACTGGAGAAGTTACTGTTGTTCGCAGATTCCCACCACATGTTGGTTCTGGAACACTATTCTCCTTCACTGGTGCAACAGAATCTCAAACAATTGCACCACCAGTTGCAACACTCTTCGAGTTCAACGGAAACGTTGCAGAATCCAGAAGCAGAGTTTACACAGGTTCTGGAACACTCGTTACATTCAAGTCTGCAACTATCGCAAGACGTGTTCCATACGATGTTACTCAGGGACTTTTCAAACTTGTTGGAGCACTCAACGAATCTTTTGTTCCTTCTGGATACGTTGGTACGACTGGAGTTCAATTCATTGGGGCATCTACAGATAGAAGGATTGAATTTGAGTCACCAAAACCAACACAAATATACATCGTCTAAGGTTGATAAATACTTTTATAGAATTCCCTTATAAATGGCAAATACTAAACGTGTACAGATCCGTAAGGGTTCTGAGCCAGAACATCAGGCTTTTACTGGTGCTCTGGCTGAAATCACTTACGATACAGACAAAAAGTCCATCAGAATGCATGATGGAACAACTTTGGGTGGTTTTGACGTACAAAAATCTAGATACGATTTTTTAAATTCTACCACCACTCTAGTTACTAATGTTAAGTACTTTGCCGACACCGTGAACGGAGCGTTCTCCGTTACCTTGCCTACCTTTAAGGCAATTGGTGATACTATTATTATAGTGGATGCCGAAGCATATTGGGATATAAATAATCTCACGGTGCTAACTCAAAATAATGAAACATTTAAGGATTATACAGGACTAATTGAATCCCCTTTGGTGTGTGATGTTGCTGGTGCGGCAATAGAACTTATTTGGGAAGGCAGTTACTGGAGATTAATCGCATGACAATGTTTCTAAGCGGGAGTATGCTTTCTGGCTCTGGTGGGGGCGGAGGAGGTGGAAAATTATTTTCTCAGCAAAATGATTTCTACATCCATGCACTCAGAAGAGATGCAGATGGAATGCTTCGATACACCAAAATTAAAACCACTGATTCAGAAGTTGGTGATTTCCACAGATTGGATGGAACTCCATATCCCGATTTCTTAGATGGTGCTGATTATGTAGAGCAAACTACAGAAGAAAAAACATATACAAACCATCCGCAAGATAAATACCAACAGTATAGGTTTGATTTTAGACGCATCACTTATTTTATTGATGACGATGGATATCTTGTTGCAAGATTTGGAAGTTATGATTACAACACCGAAGGACCTAAGTAAGGAATTTAACAAAAAATGGCAGACTTTAGACTTGGAAGACTAAAATTCAACTGGAGAGGTGACTGGGCAGCAGGAACCGCTTACGTCATCGATGACATCGTAAAGTTTGGTGCAAATACTTACGTCTGTACCACCAATCATACTTCCGTCACTGATGAAACTACATGGTATGCAACAGACCTTTCAAAATGGTCACTTCATACTGAAGGTTTAGTTCAGAGAGGAACTTGGACACCTGGTGTTTACTATAAAATTAATGATGTCGTTGATTACGGTAACACTCAGTATCGTGTCACTGCAGGATTCTCCACAAATACATTTGCTACAACATATCTAACTGAGTATCTCAGAGGATTCCAATACGAAGATACTTGGGATAGTGCAACCGAATACCAACCAGGTGACTTTGTTACCTATGGTGGTTACTCTTATGTTGCAACTAGTATTCATACTAATAAAGTTCCAACTGATTATCTGGCAGCAGATTGGGATGTAGTAACTACTGGATTTGATTCTGTAGGAACATATTCAACTACAGTTGACTACAAACCAGGTGATGTTGTTCAGTTTGGTGGTTATGCATATGTTGCAGAAACAAAGTCAACAAATGTCCATCCAACAACAACACCAGATTGGAACCTTATTGTAAAGGGTATTAACTGGGCTGGTTCTTATCAGACAGCAACCACTTATGAACTAGGTGATGCAGTTCAAAGAAATAGTAATTCATACATTAGTGTTGCATCAACCAACACTGGTAATGACCCTGCTTCTGACACTCTAGGTAATTACTGGAATGCTTTAACACAAGGTGCTGAGACAAATGTTCTCACTACTGCTGGTGACCTTTTAGTTCAAGGTGGTGCTGGTGCATCAAGATTACCTGTTGGTGCTGCTGGTTCAGTTCTTGCAGTATCTGATTCTGGATATCCAGAATGGCAACCAAATAATGTATCTGAGCAAGTTTTCTATGTAACTGAGGAAGGTGCTGATAATAATACTGGTGAAAATATTCAAAATTCATTTGCAACATTAGGCAGAGCATTATCTGTTGTAAATGGTGCTGCAACAATTTATGTAAAAGCTGGTATCTATGATGAAGTACTTCCTTTAACTGTTCCACCTGATGTAACAGTTGTTGGTGATAACATCAGAACAACTAAGATTAGAGCAGCAGGTGGTTCATCAAATACTTGGACTTTGACTCTAGGACAGGAGTTAAATAATGTTGCATTTGGTTCAGTAATTCAGTTCTCAAATGGTGCTAGATGTACTTACATTGATAGTAATGCTCATGAAGATGTAATTACTGTAATCAGAAACACTGCTTATGCACCTCCACTAAGTGGAAATTACATTACATATGTTGATAACATTCCATATAGTGGTCCAACAACATATATTAATAGCTACGTCAATGAGACGAATGCTCATACCAAGATGTTCTTGATGAGCGACAAGACTATGCTTAAAGATCTTCAAATGGAAGGTCTTACTGGATATACTGCTGCTAGTACAGTTAACACTGCATCAGGTTCTATCAATGGAACCACATTAACTTCAAGTGGTTTAATTGATGACCATGTAGGAACAACAGTTACTGGTACTAATGTTGCTGCAAATACTAAGATTGTTAACGTATTGAATGCAACAACTGCAGAAGTTAGCATTTCACAGTCCGTATCTACAACAACTCTTACATTTACTGCACCACCTCAGGATATTAATAATGCACACATTAAGGGTGTATATATTTCACTGAATCCATCATCTCCAATCACCAAGTCACCATATATTTCGCAGTGTTCTGCATTCTCAACTGGTGGTGTTGGTGCTATTGTTGACGGTAGAATTCATAGACACTTCCCTGTTGGAAGTGCAACCCCTTCTAACAAGTCAATTGTTTTTGACTCCTTTACTAACATCCACGATAACGGTGTTTCATTCTGGGTTACAAACAATGCTGCTGCAGAATTCGTTTCTTGCTTCAGTTACTATGCTCATATTTCTTATGCAGCAACCCGTGGTGGAAGAATTCGTTCACTTGCAGGTAACTCCTCCTGGGGTACTTACGGTCTTGTAAGTTCTGGTTATAACTTCGATGAAACTCCAATTACTGGTACTGTTGAAGGTCTACAAGTTAAGTTTGATCCTACCACAATTACTGGTGCTGGTTTTAATGAAGGTGGAAGATTTATTGGACAGACTTCTGGTGCAGAAGGATACATCAACTCTTCCCAGACTGATAAACTAATTTATTCTCTCGTTACTGCTGGTCCACTTGGACTCGGAACTGGTTTCTCAGTTGGAGAAACAATCCGTGCTGATAACGGCACAACCGCAGATCTTGTTCCTAACACTGACTGTAACACTGGTATTAATGGGTTTACATTCCCAATGGCTGGATTACCAGCAGGTATGGAAGACGGTGGTAGTGTAGAGTTCGTAACTGGTAGTGGTAATGGTGGATTTAATAACCAAGTAATTACTGGTGCTGACCAATTTACTTATGTTGTATCCAACGTTTCATACAGAGCACCTGACGGAAGAGGTTCTGTTCAGGTAAATAGAGGACAACTTGGTTCTGTTGCTGCTGGACATACTGGTGGTGCTGTTGGTGGAATCGTTGCATATCCAGAAGCTGGAGTTACTGAAACTCTGCTCTCTACTGTTGGAGCTGGAGATACAACAATCTTCGTTTCATCCACAACTGGATTTACTCAGGGTGGATATGCAAAAGTTGCAGACGAATTGATGAAGATTGTAACTATTGTATCCAGTACTTCACTTGAAGTTGAACGTGCTGCTGATGGTTCTGGTGCTGCTGGTTCATATAACAACGGTGCTGCAACAGTTGCTATCGGTGCTTCCACAGTTCTCGCAGCAGAATTGTTCAGGGATGCAATTAATAGTGATACAGAAATTAGAGTTGATGATGCAAGTGTATTTGGTACAAATCAAATTCTTAAGATTGACTCCGAATTCTTAGATGTCACTGCTGTAAATACAGACACTGTTGGTACTTCAATCGTTGTCCTTGCTGAAGAAAAAGCAGCAAGAGCTTATGATGGTCAGCAAGTTAAGATTAGATTCCTTTATTCACAAGGAAGATTCACTGGTCATGACTTCCTACAAGTTGGAACTGGTGGAACAACTACAACAAATTGGCCTGGAACACCTGCTCAGGATCCAGTACAAACCCAAGAAGTTGTCGAAGATTTCCCAGGACGTGTCTTCTATGTTTCTGCTGACTCTAACGGTAACTTCCGTGTTGGTAGATACTTTAAGGTTAACCAGGCAACTGGTTCTGCAACCCTGAATGCTTCTGCATTCGACCTTTCTGGTCTATCTTCCTTGAGACTGGGTTCAATTGGTGCTCAGTTGGGTGCTCAAATTAATGAGTTCTCTACTGATACCACACTCTCTCAAAATAGTAATGAAAAAGTTCCTACTCAAGCAGCAGTCAAGGCATACATTGACAATGCAGATACTAGGACAAAGGCACAATCAGGCCGTGATGCGTTCTTCTATGGCATGAGCTGAGGCTCATGCCTTAGTGGCAATAAATAATTAAACTAATCAGTTCACTAAATACTAGTATAGGAAAGAGTTTTGTAAAATGGCATCTGGAATCTTAGGGCAATCTGCCCCATCAGCAACCACAAACACCACTGTTTATACAGTTCCTGCTGCAACCACTTCTGTTGTAAACGTAAACGTTCTTAACAGAGGCACTTCTGCTGCTACGGTACGCATTGCACTTGCTGCAGCATCATCACCAACAGATGGTGAGTACATCGAGTACGATGCAATCGTACCTCCAAAAGGTGTACTGGAAAGAACAGGGATTGCACTTAACGCAGGAAAACTAGTTGTAGTTTATGCTTCATCTGGTGACACCTCTGTTAATGTGTATGGACTAGAAACCGCTGTTTGATAGGAGAAAGCAAATGGGAAGGTTTTTGGGTTTAGCATCAAATAGAGGAGCAGGTGGTGGTGGTTCCACACTAGTGGAAGAATTTGACCGTGCAACTGGCATCACAACTGATGCGAGTAACAATGTTACAGCTGTGACATTGGGTAGTCTGGAATATAGCAACGTATTGTATCATAGTACTCAACCAGGAATTGTTACCTCTTTCACTGAAACGGCAAGTGGAGCATCTAAAGATTATGAAATTTCATATGATAGTGATTTCCATGTGACAGCAATTACGGAGGTACAGTAAAATGGCGGCAGACGTACTATTATATAATGCGTTAAACGACCTTAACGCATCCAAAAGAGCACAAGTTGCTGCTCTTGATTCTCAAATTGCAGCAAAAGCAACTGAATGTGCTGGTTATGAAAATACAATTGCAACTAATAGTGTAGCAATTGCTAATCAGGCAGGTCCAGAACACCCAGAACTTTGGGGTCTTATTCCAACTCAACCTGCAGAAGGTGGAAACTTCGATAGTGGATTTAAAGTTTGTGATACTTCTGGTTACTTCCGTTGTGGTTCAAGTTGCACTTGGACTGTTCCAACTGGTGTAACTTGTGCTCGTTTCCAAATTTGGGGTTCTGGTGCAGGAACTGGTTCATCATGTTGCTGTGGATGGACACATATCGGTCCTTCTGGTGCATATGCATCTGTAATTATTCCAGTAACAGAAGGTGATACATACACCTTATGTGGTGGTTGTGCATATTGTTGTTATGGAACAAGAGGACAGGTAACAGTTCAAGGTTGCCCATCTTATGTAACTGGTACTGGTCTCACCAACTTCTGTGCTGAAGGTGGAATAGCAGGAATGTTCTGCGAGATGAAAGTAAGATGCTCAATGGCATTAATTTGCTGTAACTATTGCATCTACTCTGCAGGTTCTTCTTGTATTTGTACAACTGGTACTGACGTTTGTATTAATGGCAACCAAGGTGGTTATACCTGCTCAAATAGTGCAGGTGCAGTAAATATCAGAAAGAGTTGTTCCATGTATTATGGTTCAGCAGCAAGTGGAACTGTATATGGTATTCAGGGTGCATACCACCTAACTCAAGAAGGTAATGGTGCTCAAATTTGCATCAGGCACGCACCAATTTATGGATTCCCCAATGACTCCTGCTGCCACTGCTGTATGGCTACATCAGGTAGAGCAGGTTTACAGAGATCTGCATGTGCTGGATACATGCAAATTCCATCTGCTGGTGGATGGGCAGCATATACCTGTACTGGTTGTAATGACCACTGTGGTGATGCTGGTAGAATGGGTATGGTTTGTGTATCTTGGAAGGCTTGATAATACATAAATAATCATATTAAAGGAAAAACTCTAGAGGATAGCTTAGAACAATGATTACTAAGGAGTTCACATATGCCCTGCCCGATGAATTATGGGTAGAAGGTGTTTCAGGTGATGTAACTGGAACTTGGACTTATGAAGGTCCAGAAACAATTAAACTATATGCAGATCCCGATGACGGTACTATTACTGCCATCGACCCTGGTCATCCTCTCCCTGCAGGGAATGTAGAGGTAACTATTGATGCAAATGCTAATCCAGAATTGGCAGAAATGGTTGCTCACTTCTTCACAGATGATGTAGTGAACAATCCTACTTTTGAGGATGTTACCATGGACAATGGTGATATCTACAAAAGATTGACAAATCCTCGTATGATTGATGCATATGAACTTCAATATGATGCAGAGAATGATGCACTAAAACTTGCACAAGTTCTTAGAGCAATTGACGACAGTGGAAAGGTTACTGCCCAGCAGAGAAAAGATAAGATGCAAGCTTATCTGGATGAATATGATTTTGGAACAGACACTAATGCTGCTATTCAAACATACATCGATACTTTGACTACCTATATCAATAACTATGTTGGTGTTCAGCCATGGAAGTACATTAATATTCCTCAAGCAGAAGCAGCACCCAAGATTCCAGCAGCAATTCAGGCTGAAATTAATAAACTGGGAGTATAATTAAATGGACGTATTATCGTATTCTGCTTTTAATGAAAGCAAAAAGTTAGACGACTTAATTGCACAAAGAACTACTGAGTTAGCAACTAAAACGGCAGAAACTGCCACTAAGGCTTCCAATGCTGCTCAGTTTAATGCCAGTTCATTATGTTGGTTGCAGTGTGTGGAACCCTGCCTTCAGGGTTGCCCTCACGCAGAGAGCCTTTGGTGCTTTATTCCTGGATTAGATACCGTTACTGACGGTCAAAAGATTTGTAATACCTGTCCACAATTTAACTGTGGTAACTGCTGCTTATGGACTGTTCCTGAGGGTGCTACCCAGATTAGATTCCAATTATGGGGTGCTGGTGGTGGTTCAAGTACTGGTTGCTGCTGTGGTGGTTCACCTTTTGGAGCAACGGGTGCATATGCATCAGTAATTATTCCTGCAACTCCAGGTTGTCAGTATACTATTTGTACTGGTTGTGCATATTGCTGCTTCCCATCTGTTGGTGGAGTTGGTAGAGTTGCTGGATGCCCAACATGGATCACTGGTTACGGTCTTGATAACGTCTGTGCTGCAGGTGGACCTGGAAACATGGGTGAGTGGATGAGTACTTATGGTAAGGCAAATACTTACAGAATGAGTCACCATTCTCACCCATCTGCTGGTCCATGCTTCTGTAATAATGGTGCTGATTATTGCTTCAACAGCTCCTGTGCTACTTGTGGTATTATTCCAATCGTCCCTGCTGGTGAATACTTTGGAACAGTAACACACCCAGATGCTGTAGGTAGTATCGTATATGGTATTAGAGGTATGTGGCCTTGCATCTGCTTCCAAACAGATCACTATGGTTATCAGCAGCATCCTCCAGTCTATGGATTTGAATCTGTATCCAAATGTAATCCTTCTTGGTCTTCTGGATATTGTTGCGGATGTGAATGTAGTGCTGGTAGAGGATATCTCCAAGTTCCTGGTGCAGGTGGTTACTACTCTACCGCAATGGGTGGTGCGACTAGTATGTGCGGAGATATGGGTAGAATGGGTATGGTCTGCATTCAGTGGAAGTAATACCCTTCTGATTACATTATAAATATTTGAAAATACATCGTTATTTGTTTTATGAACAAAGCATTTTTTATTAACGGTGGAGCAGGGAGAGTTCTCTGCTCCATTCCTGCGTTGGAGCATCATGCAAAAACCAATAAAGACTTCGTAATTGTTGCAGAGTCTTGGGGAGAATTATATTTAACAAGCCCTATCCTTCGGGAGAGGGCATTTCCTATGCATCATAAAAATCTTTTTGAGGATTATCTCAAAGATAAGGAAATTATTAGTCCAGAACCTTATAGATTAAATGCTTATTTCAACCAAAAAGCAAATTTGATTCAAGCATTTGATATGCTAATTAATGGTCTTGATGAAGTTCCAGAAACTAAAGAATTGAAGTTAGAACTTCCTAAAGACACTCAGATACTTGGATATAATTTAGTTAGTGAAGTAAAAGAAAAACTTAAAAAAGATAAGGTTGTTGTTTTCCAACCATTTGGAAGTACAGTAAAAACTGAAGGTAAGTTTATTACTGATTCTTCTGGAAGAAGTTTTGAGATGAAGAATGTATATTCTATCATTGAAGAACTCAAAAAAGATTATGGTGTTATCCTAATGTCAAATGTGGAGATTCCTGGTTGGGAAGACCTTGGTGTAGCAAAACCATCAGGAACAGGTCTTCTTGAATGGTGTGGTATAATTAATGCTTCAGATTATTTCTTGGGGTGTGATAGTGTAGGGCAGCATATGGCACATGGACTAAATAAACCAGCAACTGTAGTCATTGGTTCAACGTATCCAGAGAACATTTCATATCCTGGAAATAAAAACTTTAAGATTATAGATTTGGGTAACGAGAAAAGAAAGTATACCCCAATCAGAATGACTTTTGACCAATGTATTGACTTAAATAATGAATCCCTAATGGTTATTGAAACTGATAATCAGATTAAAGATTTAAAGAAGTCGATAGTTAATAAAATTGGTACTTCAAAGAAAGTATCAAAATCTACATTTAATGCTGGAAGTAGCAATGTTAAGGGAGCAAAAATGCCTCCTCAGGCATCCTTTTCTTCAGGAGGAGGAGCAGTAGATACTCTTTTAAGTGGTTCTAAAAAGAGTACCAAAAAGACTACTATAGATAAAGTTTTAGAACTTGATAACGCAAAAAATTGAGGTTTTACTATGGAAAGAGACGAAGTAATTGTTGCTATTACTAGAGGACATAACGCAAGTACCACCTTAATGATTAATGGTGAAATTAAGTGGTATCTTGAAGAAGAAAGAATCACAAGAAGGAAGTATGATGGATGTCCTCTTGCAGGTCTAATTCAAGTTTCTAAAGAAGTTGACCATATTGATGAACTAATCATCTGCCATACACATAGAGGTGGTCCACAAACCGACTGGACAGCAACAGACATTTATGAGGCATTGGTTCAGAAACTATTTAAGTTTGATACGAATAATCTACCTGCTGTTCATTTTGTAGATACTATTCACCATGAACTTCATGCTGCAGTTGGATTTATAAATTCTGGATTTGATGAAGCAGTATGTGTTATTGCTGATGGTGCTGGTAGTTTTCTTGAAAGTACCGAATGGGAAGGAACAGCATTTGAATTTGAAACCATTTTTAAGGCAGAATGGCCAAAGAATAATGGTGAATCAATGCTTAAATTTGAAACACTTTGGAAGCATTTAGGTCAAAAAGATTCAAGAAAATCTGATATTATCTTTGGTGGTACAACTCTAATCGATAGTTATTTGGGAATCACAAAAGCATATGAAGCAGTTACTGAGTATTGTGGATTCCAATCTATTGATGCTGGAAAAACAATGGGTCTTTCTCCTTACGGAAAAGAAAATCCAGAACTTCCTAGTTTGTTAGATGAAAATGGTAATATCACAAGAGCACTATTCATTCCAAACTATCCTAATGGATCTTGGATTGATATTGGTGTAAGTGAAGCACTTCAAAAAGATTGCTCAGAAGAAAATACAGCAATTAAAGAAAGTGGTGGTTATACTCAAACTCAAAAAGATATGGCATATGCTGTTCAGAAAATGACTGAACAAAAGATGTGTGATCTAATCAGAAAAGCAGTAGAACTTTCTGGTTGTAATAATGTTATAGTTTGTGGTGGTTATGGTCTTAACTGCGTTGCAAATTATAAGTATTGGCAAAATTTTCCAGATATTAATATTCATTGTGAACCAATTGCACATGATGGTGGTATTTCTATTGGTGCAGCAAAACTTCTTTATTCCAGAAAGCACGAACTTCAAGAACCTTGGCCAGTACAAACGTCTATTTACTATGGACCTCAGTATGATTATTCTGAATATGAAAAGGCAATTGCTGACTTAGAGACTACAGATGTTTCTTATGATGATATTGCTAAACTAATTCGTGAAGGAAACATTGTTACTATTTTCCAAGGTCGTTCTGAAGGTGGTCCTAGAGCACTAGGTAATAGGTCTATTCTGTTTGACCCAACTATTAAAAATGGTAAAGATATTGTCAACAGTGTTAAAAAACGAGAGTTCTTCAGACCATTTGCATGTAGCATAAAAGAAGAAAGTGTACATGAATACTTCGATTTGGCAGGTCGTGAAAAGAGTCCTCATATGATGTATGCTGTTAAGTGTAAAGATGGTGTGGAAGAAAAGATTCCGTCTGTAATTCACGTTGATGGTACTTGTAGAATTCAGACTGTTACTGAAGAAGAAAATGAGCACTATTATAAATTAATTGATGCTTTTGAAAAATTGAGTGACGTTCCAATTTTATTCAATACTTCTTTCAATCTTGGTGGACAACCTTTGGTTGAAACTATTGATGATGCAATCAAGACATTGAAGAATAGTGATATTGATTATATGTATCTTCCAGAGATTGGTAAATTAGTTACAGTTACTAGTAAAATTGAAGATATGAATGGATTGGGATTCCCATACAATAGTTTCACAAAGTTTGAAGCTCCAGAAAAACCTGAAGGTGCAACAGTTTAATTGTATAAAATTTGAATTGAAAAATGTCTACTCACGTATGTCTTCACGTAGACCATGATTCTGCAGCTGCTGTCGTAAAGGATGGAAAATTTCATTCTCTTATTTCAGAAGAAAGATTACTTCATGTTAAGCATTCTGGTGTTCCTATTCTGATTATTGACGAACTAAAAAGACTTGGGTTATCTGTTGATAACCTTTCTTTTTCAATTTTAAATAATCGTGATGACCAAATACTTGATTATGTTTATCAGCATGGTCAAAGAAAAAAACTATGGGGTGAATGTGGAATAAACCAACATACATCCCACCATATTCTTCATGCAATTACTGCATTTATTCGTTCAGGAATGGATGAAGCAGTGGCAATCATCATTGATGGTGCAGGAAGTATGTATGATTATGGTAAGGAGCATCTTAGTGTAATTGAGTGTGGATATCTTAAAGATGGTAGACCCTTCTTTAATTTCATTCACCAGAAAATGGTTGGTAGTGGTGAACTTATTGAAAAGAGCAAATGTCCACCATGGGTGGATAGATATAAATGTATTGGACCAGGATATGCATATTCAGCAGCCACAAGTGCCTTAGGGTGGGGTGGACTGGATTGCGGTAAACTTATGGGAATTGCTCCATACGGAGAGGATGATAAAAATGTACCAGAGTTATTAAATATAAATTCAAGTGCAAATTTAGATGCTTTTTCTTTAATGACGTTTAATCTCACATCTTTTGGTCCTAGAGGAGCAGTTTTAGATAAGAATGATTATATAAATTCAATATGGAAAGAAAATAAGGGAACTATAGAAGAATCAGGTAAGTATAGAAAGATTGCTCAAAATGTTGCCTATAGAATGCAAGATGATTTTGAAAAATATATAATTAATTTTTTCAATAAAGTTCTTGATAATGTTCCAACAAAAAATATTGTCTATAGTGGTGGATGTGCATTAAATTGCGTTGCAAACTATAAGTTACTTAAGTCTTTGCCTGAAGATGTAAATCTCTATATTGAACCAATATCTGCAGATGATGGAGTTGCACTTGGGGGAGTAATTTCTTCTATAATTAATGCTAATGAAACCATTCCATCTTTTGATGGAATATACTTTGGTTCTCAATTGGAGTATACTTATACATTACTTTCGGGTGAATCGGAAAAGAATACAACTGCAAAAGAAGTTGCTACTCTTATATCTGAAGGTAATATTGTAGCAATAGCACAAGGAAAAAGTGAATCTGGTCCCAGAGCTCTTGGTAATAGGTCCATTTTATTTGACCCAAGAGTTATTGACGGTAAAACTATAGTCAATAGAGTAAAGAAACGAGAAACTTGGAGACCTTTTGCTGGAACTGTACTAGTAGAATATGCAAAAGATTGGTTTGATATGGATAGACTTGAAGAAAGTCCATACATGATGTATGCTGTTGATGTTATTCCAGAAAAGCAAGATAAAATTCCATCGATTGTCCATGTTGATGGAACATGCCGTATTCAGACAGTTTCTGAAGAGCAGAATAAAAACTATTATGAATTAATAAAAGAGTTTTATTCAATTACAAATGTTCCTATTGTATTCAATACCTCATTTAATCTTGCTGGAGATACAATAGTAGAGACAATTGATGATGCTTTCAATACACTTAGAAATAGTGAGATTGAATATCTTTATCTTCCAGAGATTAAAAAACTTATCTACGTACCCAATAAATGAAAATTTCCTTTGTCAATGGATGTTTTGATGTTCTTCATCCAGGACATATTGAACTTTTAAAATATGCTAGTTCTCTTGGTGATTATCTAATTGTTGCTATAGATTCAGATAGAAAAGTGGCAGAGATGAAAGGTCCAGAAAGACCTATATTCTCTCAGTCTGATAGGTCTTACATGTTAAAGGAAATACGATGTGTGGATGTAGTTCATATATTTGATTCTAAAGAAGAATTAGAGTCATTGCTGGATTCATTGAGACCTGATACAATGGTCGTAGGTTCAGACTGGAAAGGAAAAGAAGTAGTAGGTTCACAGTATGCCAAATCAGTCAAATTCTTCGACAGAATCGGAGACTACTCGACAACTAAAACAATTCAAGGTTCTTCTTATCGGTGATAGTTGTGAAGATGAGTACATTTATGGTACTTGTAAACGCATAAGTCCAGAAGCACCAGTTCCTGTTATGGACTATTCTAGATTAGAAACAAAATCTGGAATGGCAGGAAACGTATGCTTAAACTTGCAGTCGTTTGAAATGGATATAACGTTCTTAACTAACTCTGAGAAATTAGTTAAGACACGATTTATCGATGAAAAATCAAATCAGCAAATTCTTAGAGTTGATAATGAAGAAGATGTAAAACCTCTATTGTTGCCAATCAGCACTGATGGTTTTGATGCAGTTGTAATTTCTGATTACAATAAAGGTTATCTAACTTATTCTAAAATTGAAGAAATAGTTTCTGGTTCTACGTGTCCAGTGTTTATTGATAGTAAAAAACAATTTTTACCAAATAAAGAAAATTGTTTTGTAAAAATAAATGACCTTGAGTATAGTCAATTAGATGAAAAATGTCATATTGATAATCTAATTGTCACCAAAGGTTCTGAAGGATGTTATTATAAAAATACTTTGTATCCAGCAGAAAAAGTAAATGTTTACGATGTTGTTGGTGCAGGTGATACTTTTCTAGCAGCACTAGTTTTTAGTTATCTTGCTAGAAATGATATGAGTGAAGCAATTCGTTTTGCAAATAAAGCAGCAGCAGTTGTTGTTGGTCAACCAGGTACATACGTTTTACAGGAGAAAGATATAAATGAGATATGTAGTTGATATTGATGCAACCATTTGTACCCCAGGTACATGTGAAGCATGTAGATATGAAGGTTCTACACCAATCCAAGATAGGATTGATAAAATAAATAAGTTGTATGATGATGGGCATATCATCAAATACTTTACTGCCCGAGGTATGGGAAGGTATAATGATGATGCGGAAAAGGCACGGGAAAAATTTTACGGACTAACCAAAATGCAATTGGATATTTGGGGATGTAAGTATCATGAACTTATTCTCGGAAAACCATCAGCAGACTATTACATAGATGACAAAGCTGTAAATTCAGATGACTTCTTCAAGACCTAGAGCAGGACAGGATATCAAATTCGTACCCAAGGGGTGGGGATTTGAAAAATGGATTGTAAACTGTGAGCAATACTGCGGAAAACTTCTGTATATTGTTAAGGGAAAAAAGTGCTCATGGCACTACCACAACAAGAAAGATGAAGTTTTTTATGTTCAAAGTGGTAAGATTAAAATTAAGTATGGTTGGTCAGATAATCAAGAGTTAGGTTCCATAGCAATATTAGAACGTGGAGAAAAGTTCCACGTTCCTGTTGGTATGAGACATCAAATGTATGGACTAGAAGATACAGAACTGTTTGAGTTTAGTACAGAACATTTTGATGACGATAGTATTCGTGTCATTCAAGGAGATACTCTTTGACAGTTTTAAATTTACGATTGCCCCATTCTTTTCGGGCACAAGTATAAATTTGATATTTACCTTTTAAATGGTCGGGGAATGGAATGTATTCTATGTCTCCACCATATTTTTTTATGCAGCATTCTGCTACATGCTGAAAACTTACTGGAGCACTTGTTCCTAAGTCGTAGATACCTGACCCTTTATCATTGTTCAGAACAACATCTACTATATCATCAACACACACAAAGTCTCTTAAGAAGTCTTGAGAACCTTCAAATAGTTTTAGTTTACCTGTTTCTTTAATTTCTTTAGCAAACTTGCTTACAGGACTTGCTTGATTTCCTTTGTGTTCTTCACCATCACCATAAACATTAAAGTATCTAAAACCTTGAATCAGGGAAAACTTGTCAATATTATCTTGAACCCAATAGTCAGTGGTTACTTTTGATAATGCATAGTAATTAAGTGGATTGATTATTCCTTGCTCATTTCCATATACAGAAGCAGATGAAGCATACTTTACGGGAATATTAAACAATATTGCTTTTTCAAACAACCACTGACTATACTCGATGTTGAAATTAAATATTTCCTTTAGATTTGTATTAGTAGTCGATGACATTGCTCCTTGATGAATAATGCACTCAACATTATCCCAATCATTGAAGCATTCTCTCCATTCCCAACAATCATTCTTGTCTATTTCAATAACTTTTTTTCCTTTTTCATTCAGAGATTTTAAAAATTTTTTACCGATAAATCCCTTTGAACCAGTTAATATAATCATATAAATACTAAAAACAGTTGTATATTGGGGTATAAAATGGCCTTTGGCTTTCTTAATTCTATTATACCAAATGCGGATCAAAATGTAACCTTATACACTTCACCTGCAAATACCTTGACGCAGGGAAAGGTTTCAATTTCTAGCAAGGTAACAAATCCAGTAAGGATTAGACTATCCATACGAGAAGCCGGTGGTCAAGTCACAGACTTAAAGTATTTAGAGTACAATAAGTATATTAATTATGCAGAGGTATTTGAAACTGGTGAAATCAATATTGGACCTGAGCAGGAGTTGGTTGTAAGGTGTGACCATCCTGATGTTAGTTTCTTGCTGACTGGAGAAACTTTTGATGAGTCTAATGCAGATTTGGGAACTCATGGTTCTCCAGCTGTTAATACCCATTCTGGTCTACTTGGTTGTCTAATATCTACAAATAGTGATAAGAAAGAACTTTATAAGGTTCCATTTTCTGGTGATAGACCAGACTTAAGAACAGATGCAACAGTAGTTATTTGTAATGTAGGACCTACTGTAGCAAGAGCAAGAATTGGATTAATTCAAACTGGAGATATACTTTCTAGCTTTAGTGTAGAAGATTACATTGAATATGAAGTTGCCATTCTACCTGGACAAACTTACACTAGACCTGGTGTAAAATTGATTGCAGGTGAAAGTATAGTAGTTTCTTCTTCTGATAGATCAAATCTACAATTCCTCCTTCATGGAAGATTGAAAAGAGAAACTGGAGATATTTCTACCAAAGATTTAACAGCAAGTGGTGACATCACAGGAAATACTTTATCTGTATATAATGCTTCTGTAAGTGGAATTCTTACTGCCCCTAGTATTGATGGTGAAATGCCATATGGTACTTTAGTTGGTGGTGGAGTAACTATTAATGGAAGTGGTATTAATGCAGGTACAGGTGTTGTAACTGCAACTAAGTATTATGGTAATGGAACTGAACTGTCAGGTATCGTTACATCACTTTCTGCAGGGGCAAATATAGATTTATCAGCAACTACTGGTGGTGTAGTCATTACTTCCATACCTTCTAGTCTTAATGTTATTGGAGTTAGTACACTTGGTGTAACTACATTCACTGGTACTATATCCATTGGTTCTAGTGTTTTAATTGGTGATGATAAAAAGATAATTGTTGGTAACGATTCTGACTTATCAGTATTTTATGATAGTAGTAATAATGTCGCAGCATTTGAATCTGATTCATTAATTTTTAGAACAAAATCTACACCTAATGAAAATTATATTACAGGTCTTGCAAATGGACCTGTAGAATTTTACTATGATGGTAGTAAGAAATTTGGAACAGCTGACAGTGGTGTATCTGTTCTTGGTGACCTTGAGGTATCTGGTATTGTTACAGCAACATCCTATAACTCTGCTCTAGAAATGGACCTTGTTACACAAGGTCAGACTAGAGTTGCTATTACATCAACAGGAACATCAATCTTTAAATCAGGACTTGCTGAGAAGTATAATATTGTAGCAACAAATGCTGGAACATCTCCATCTCAGTCTATTAACTCTGGTAATATAATTAAATTTACTGGAAATGAAACTGGTAACAATATCAACTTGAATATTAGTGATGTTGATGGTGATCTTGTTGCTGGAGAATCCATATCAATTACTGCAATTATTACTCCAAATGGTGTAGGAGACTTTGGTTCAGTTACTATAGATGGACAACCCCCATCAGGTGGACTGAAGTGGACTAGTGGAAATGCTCCTAGTGGTTCTGCATCTGGTGATGATGTATATACGTTCACTATACTGAAAACTGGGTCAAGTGCTACCGATTATGTTGTTTATGGTGCCAAGACAAATTACGCATGATAGGAGATAGATAATGCTCAATTTCCACAAAAAAGAATCACCTCTACTGGGACTACAAGGTTCTGGTGGAGGTCTTGGTCATCTAGCAGGAAAATTAGTTGTTTCTGCTGATTTTCCAGCAAACTATCAATCTATGATTGATGGTTACTCTAGTTCAAGTAGAAGATATTATGACCCTGTAAATGGTAATGATAGTAATGATGGTCAGACACCAGTAACTGCCAAACGAAATATTGGCACTGACATGAATAGTTTTTTAAATAGTGCAACTGGTAGGGTTGCTATACTTTTACCAGGAGTTCATACAGTTACAACTGATGGTCCTGGTAGTTATGGTGGAAGAATGTTCCAATGGAATACAAATTCTAGATGTATTGGTGTCCCTGGACAAACTATTGTTAGAAATGCTACTACTGGAGGTGGTGGTGATGCTAGAGACATGCATGTTTTTGGTATGAGAGATGGTAATGCTCGGGTAATTGGTTTAATTATTGAAAGAAATAACGAAGGAAGAGGCAATAATTATTCAAGGGCAATGTGGGGTTATGATGCAAATCAGAGCAGTGGTGAAGTTTATAACTGTGTGATTAGAGAAGTGAATAGTAATCGAACCATGTCACATATCTATGATAATCAGAGTAGTGGAGATAGAGAGATGTATTACTGTACTATAGATGCAACTATGGAAGGTGCATACAGTTGTGGAACTTCAACTGCTGGTAATTGTGCGTTTACTCATTCATCTCATCAATTTTGCGGTACTGTCAATAATGCTACCTTAAATGTAAGTTTTCAGGATTCTCCTACTTCTGCCCTTCCATATTATCTCACTTCTGGTGCTACTGCCAATTCATCTTTTGGTGTCTATGGAGGTTTTTATGCTTGGCCATCCTAGTGATAAATATAAGTACGGGTAAGAATGATAGGTAGTAAATGGCATCACCCAATTCTAGAGCAAGTTTAATCGAATATTGTCTCAGGAAACTGGGTAAACCAGTTCTTGAGATTAATGTCGATGATGACCAAATCGGGGATTTGGTTGATGATGCATTGCAGTATTTTAATGAAAGGCACTATGATGGTGCCGTTCGTACTTACTTAAAGCACCAATTAACGGAAGATAATAAAGCAGCAATTCTTTCAAAATCAACAGAGGCAAAGACAAACTCTGCATCTGTTGGTATTGCAACAGTATCTTCAACTACAGATTTTGAAGAAGGAAATAATTTCTTAGAATTACCAGACAGTATTATTGGAGTCAACAACGTTTTTAAAGTTGATTCTAGTACAATATCATCTGGTCTTTTTAATATCAAATATCAGATATTTTTGAACGACTTATATTACTATGGTGCTCTGGACCTAATGAACTATGCAATGGTCAAGACTCACCTAGAGGATATTAGTAGATTACTAACACCTGATGTTCAGTTAAGGTTCAATAAGAAACAACATAGACTATATCTTGACATTGACTGGAAGCAAGTAGACGCAGACCAGTACATTGTTTTAGATTGTATTAGGATAGTCAATCCTAATGACTTTACAGCAGTATATAATGACTGGTGGGTCAAGAGGTATACTACTGCATTAATTAAAAGACAGTGGGGACAAAACTTAATTAAGTTCCAAGGAGTCCAACTACCAGGTGGTATTACTCTTAATGGTAGAGAAATCTACGAAGATGCTATTCAAGAAATAGAAAAACTAGAGGAAGAACTCCATAATGATTATGAACTACCTCCAATGGACATGATTGGTTGATATGACACCTTTAAATTCTTACTTTCTACAGGGGTCTCCAAGTGAGCAGAGACTTGTACAGGACTTAATTAACGAACAATTAAGCATTTATGGGCAAGATGTTGTATACATGCCCAGAAAGATTATCAATGAAGAAAAAGTAATTAAGGAAATTACTGTCTCTAAATTTGATGATAGTTTTCGTATTGAGGCATATATCTCAACGTTTGATGGATATGGTGGACAAGGTGATATCCTTAGTAAGTTTGGTGTAAGAAGTACAGATGAGATTACTTTCGTAATCTCGAAAGAACGTTATGCAGACTTCATTACCCCAAAGATTAGTTTATTTAAGGACCAAGTAAAAACTGCAGAAAGACCACAAGAAGGTGATTTAATATATCTTCCATTAGACAATAGTCTTTTTGAGATTAAGTATGTTGAAATGAAGGCACCCTTCTATCAACTTAATAATCTTTATGTTTATGAACTCCGTTGTGAGCTCTTTGAATATGAGGATGAAGTTATTGATACTGATATTCCAGAGGTTGATGAGTCTGTTCAAGACTTTGGTTATATACAGACCTTGGTTATGCATAACAGCACTACCTTTGTTCAAGCTAGAGCAAATTCAATTGACTTACATGCTTCATTAGTAGGTACTCGTCCAGGTTTACCCGAGTATGGTGTTGTTTATATTGATATCATTAATGGTGGTTCTGGATATCTCACTCCACCAGAAGTCAGGTTTAAGAAACCTGGTGGTTTTGGAATATTACCAACGGTAGAGGCAATCCTCGATAGGGGGTCCATATCTAAGGTATTAATTAGTCATCCTGGCATGGGTTATACCTTTGCTCCAGAAATTACATTCCACGGTGGTGGAGGAGTAGGTGCTGCTGCTACAGCAGTTATTGCTAAGGGAATTCCTTTAGTTGGACTTACAACAGGTGGTGTTGGATACTCTACTGCACCTAATGTATACATTAATAATCCAGTAAATCCAAACAGTCCCAATGGTTTCGACTCAATCTTTAATCCTAAGTATATTACTAGGTTGAATTCTGAAGGTACTGTTGTTTCAATACTTGCAGAACAAGTTGGTGGTAAGTATGACGAGTTTGCATCTGGTGCGGGATTACCACCATCAGTTGCTATAGATCCACAATCCCCAACTTTCATTAATCGTGAGGGAGCAACAGCAACTGCGACAGTTGGTGCTGGTGGGTCTGTCACGGCAATTAGTATAACAAATGGTGGTGCAGGATATAACTCTGCACCAGTGGTAAGTATTTCCACAGCACCAGACACTACTACATCTAGTATAGGAACAATAGTACTTGAGGATGTGGGATTAGGTTATACTGTCGGTACATATCCATTAAGACCGTTCGCAGGACAGAACCCAACTCCTGTGGGAGAAAATGGTATTGTTAGTATAGATTCAGTTGGTGTTGGTGGAACTATCACAGGAATATCAGTTTCTGCTGGAGGAACTAATTTTGTTGTAGGGGAAAGATATACATTTGGTGGTAATGTGGGTGCATCAACAATTACCAGTGTTTTACTTGGAGCAGCATCACTTACCGAATCAACTGTACCAACAGAACACGAAGATAATGATGATGATTGGTGGGAACTCGATCTCCCATGGAATATCATGTATGCTGGCAGTGAATATGCGAAAGTTTTTGTTAGTACAAATAACTTCCTGTCCTTTGTTGAAGGAAGTGACGAGTATTATCACGACGACCCCGATACTCCAGCACTTCCTAAGATTCGTATTCGGGCTGAGGATAACTCAGTACAAAGAATATACTATGGTACAGAAGGAACTGCACCAAACAGAACATTCAGAATCCGTTCAGAGGGAACTAATGATACGGAGGGTACATTAGGTTCTCCAAACATGGTGTATGAAGCTATTTTCTATGAAGCAACTCCAAATCAGATTGATATTCAAAATGGAGAATTGGCAAGAAACGATCAATCAACTTATCCTGGAACAAGTGGTGCGTTTTCATCTGATGCTCTTCTTGTTACTGGAAATCTTGGAGACCCATTTAGTGGAACTCGATTAACGAGTAGTGCTCTGCCTGGTGAATCAGCACGTATAAATGTTACTGGTCTAGCAACAGATATAGGAGTAACTGCAACAGCAACCGCAGTAGTTGGATCTGGTGGTACTATTAGTGCGATTACAATAACAAACCCAGGAGCTGGATATACTGTTACACCAACAGTGGATATTGCTCTTCCAATCATACCTAATAGTGCTAATTTCAGAGAAGCAACAGCAACTTCAACAATAGGTACTTCTGGCACTGTCACATCACTAACTATAACAGATAATGGTTTGGGATACGGTTCAGCACCAGTTGTAAGTATTTCCACAGCACCTTATAGAGATGATTCCATTCAGCACTTTAGATTGAATAGTTCTGGTATCCGAACAGGTGATGTATATACACAAGGACCAGGTGGAAACAGCAGTGGTGTTGGTGGATTCTCAGGAAATCATGGTGTCAATTATGACGTTGGTGATATACTCAGAATGGATGCTCGTTCCCACATGACTGGTTCGGGAGCAATAATCCGTGTTGATTCTGTTCAATCTGAAGGTAGTGTTACTGGATTTACCATGCTCTATGGTGGTTCTAACTATCAACCATTAGTTAATGCATCAATGGATTTCTATGATGCAACATATGTTACTGCAGCAGGACTTGGAACTGGAACACAGCTTAGATTGGCAGTAGATACAGTTGAAACAGTTCAAGGAGTAAGTGCAACAGCAACAGCAGTTTTAGGTGTTGGTGGTAGTGTCACTGGTCTCACAATAACAAATCCTGGTCTTGGATATAGCAATGCACCAACAGTTACTATGATTCCAGCATCAGCTCCTGGTTCCAATACAATTGGAGTAACAACAGGGCACTTCAAATTCAATGAGACTGTCACTGGTCAAACTAGTGGAGTTACTGGAGTTGTTAAATCTTGGGACCATGATACCAGAACACTAAAAGTTTCTATCGTCAGTGGCACTTTCCAGAAAGGAGAAAAAATCGTTGGTGATGAGAGTTCTGCATCACACAAGATTAATTCAATTTTCTCAGATGACCTTTATGATGATTTTGCAGAAAATGATGTCATAGAAACAGAAGCAGATAAAATTCTTGACTTCACTGAAAAGAACCCATTTGGAGAGCTCTAAATACTTTTATCATAAAATATTGACATGTTTGGTTCCTATCACTATCACGAAATTATAAAGAGGACAATTGTTGCTTTTGGCACATTGTTCAACAATCTTTATATCAAACACCAGGATGGCACTGGTGCGGATAATAGTGTCATAAAGGTTCCAATTTCTTATGGTCCTGTTCAGAAGTTTCTTGCTAGATTGGATGAGAAACCAGACCTGAGAAAAAGAGTTGCAATTACTCTTCCTCGTATGTCATTTGAGATGACAGATATTGTTTATGATGCTTCTAGAAAGGTATCTTCTGTTCAGAAGTTTCAAGCAAATAGAGAAGGAGTTGGTCCAGTTCAGGTTTATATGCCTGCACCATATAATATTAGTATTGAACTAAGCATTATAACTAAGTATCAAGATGATATGCTTCAAATTCTGGAGCAGATTTTGCCATACTTCCAACCACAGTTTAATTTAACAGTTGACTTGGTAAACTCTATTGGTGAGAAGAGGGATATTCCTATTACCTTGGAAGGAATTAGTATGCAGGATGACTATGAGGGTGACTATACAACTAGAAGAAGTTTAGTATATACTCTGAGATTCACTGCTAAGACATCAATCTTTGGTAAGATTGATGATAAGGAAGGACCAATTATCAAGAAAGTTACCGTTGATTATTATGGTGATACTGATAGAAAAGATGCTTCCAGACAGTTAAGATATCAGGTAACACCAAGAGCAATCAAAGATTATAACGACGATAATACTACTACTCTTGCAGCAGATATTAGTGAAACACAAGTAACTTTTGATGTGTCTAATGCATCTCAATTTGTAGAAGATTCTTACATTATGATTAATGAAGAGTCAATGTTAATTACTAATATTACAGGCAATACATTGAGAGTCAAGAGAGGTATGGATAAGACAATCAATGCCAAGCATCAAATTGGTGACCAAATCAATATGATTAATGCTGCTGACGATGCACTTATCAATTATGATGATGAGTTTGGATTTAATGAAGAACTCTTCGACTTTGGTGATGGAAGACTCTATAGTCCTAGAAAGGATAGTGACTTATGAAAAATGATTTTGATGCGATAAATGATTCATTGGATATAGAAGCAACTCCTACAGAGATTGTTTCTACTCCAGATACTTCTATTAGAAAGACTCCCAAGAAGGGAGAAAAGGAAGAGACAGACTATGATTATGATTATACTAGAGGACAACTTTATAGTTTAATAGAAAAGGGACAAGAAGCAGTTGACGGTATCTTAGATATTGCTCAGCAGTCTGACTCTCCAAGAGCATATGAAGTTGCAGGTCAACTTATTAAGAACGTTGCTGATACAACAGATAAGTTATTAGACCTTCAAGCAAAACTTAAGAAGTTAAAGGAAGAAGAAGCAGGTCCAAAGAATGTTACCAACAACAATACTATGTTTGTTGGTTCGACAGCAGAACTTCAAAAACTGCTGAAGAAAGGTTTACCAAAAGAATAAATAGTTAAAAATTGTATCTTCCAATGAAATCTTTTGCGGAATTTATTGATGAATCGAAGAGTGGTGATAGTTCTTTGCGTGACTGGTTTAGCAAGAGTTCTTCTGATGATGGCACCCCTGGTTGGGTTCAGTTGGGTGGCAAATATGCAGGGAAACCCTGTGCAAGACAACCAGGACAAAAGACCAAACCAAAGTGTGGGTCTTCAAAAATGAAGAGAAACCTCTCAAAGGAAGAGGAAGAAAAGGCATTTAGACGCAAGAACCGTGAAGACGGTAATCCAGATCGCAGAGGTAAAGCAAAGAACGTTGCTACTGAAGAAACTGTTCTGGAGAAAGCAGGTGAAAAGGATGCGTGTTATAAGAAGGTCAAGTCTCGTTATAGAGTTTGGCCAAGTGCATATGCATCTGGAGCACTGGTGAAGTGCCGCAAAGTTGGTGCTGCTAACTGGGGTAATAAAACTAAGAAGGAAGACTTCTCCCCAAAAGCAACGGCACTAATAGAGAGATATACTAAAATACAGGAAAGAGGCAAAACTTATCACGTCCGTTTTCAGTGGAGAGGGAAGTATGAAGGTATCCAATTATTCTTCCCAAGTCTGACAACACCCACTAAAATGGAAGTGTCTGCCCAGATTGAAAAAATCTATCCTGGTGCAACAGTTATATCTTTTGGTCCCCACTTTAGGGACCCAACTAAACCATTACTACATGTAGGAGAAGACAACCCATGAATCCTGATGACATAACACTTGATTCCCTTTCTAAGACGTTTGAATACGAGAAACAAGTTCGAGAAATCGAGGACTGTGATGATATTAAGACAATCAAAAATATTTGTAAAGCATATATTAAGTTATATCTAAAACAGCAAGAAACAGTTGCTGCAATTGGTTTAATGAGTTAAAAATTTTTTCATGGCTGACAAACATTATAAGGGCAATCCTAATCTCAAAGCAGAGAATGTCCAGGTTGAATTTACTGAAGAGCAAATTTCTGAGTATCTAAAATGCAAAGAAGATCCAGTTTATTTTGCACTTAAGTATATACGTATCGTTTCTCTGGACGAGGGTTTGATTCCCTTTGACATGTATGACTTCCAGAAAGATTTAATTAAAAATTTCCACGAACAACGTTTTAATATTGCGAAACTACCCCGTCAGACTGGAAAGTCTACAACTGTGGTTTCGTATCTGCTTCATTATGCGTTGTTCAATGACAATATTAGGATTGCAATCCTAGCAAACAAAGCAGAGACTGCAAGGGAACTGTTGCAGAGATTGCAACTTTCTTATGAAAATTTACCCAAGTGGTTACAGCAAGGTGTTGGATCTTGGAACAAAGGTTCTCTAGAACTTGAGAATGGTTCCAAGATTGTTGCTGCATCTACATCTAGTTCTGCTGTCCGAGGTAATTCATTTAACATTATTTTCTTGGACGAATTTGCGTTCATTCCAAACCACATTGCAGAGCAGTTCTTTAGTTCTGTATATCCAACGATTTCATCTGGTAAAACAACCAAGGTTATTATCATTTCTACCCCTAACGGGATGAACATGTTCTATAAACTTTGGCATGATGCTGAACGTGGAAAGAATGATTATAAACCATTAGAAGTTCATTGGAGTGCAGTCCCTGGTAGGGATGCAAAATGGAAAGAAGAAACTATACGTAATACATCAGAGAGACAGTTTACCCAGGAATTTGAATGTGAGTTCTTAGGGTCTGTTGATACTCTTATTGCGCCTTCTAAACTCAGGTCGATGGTCTATAGTGATCCTATCCAAAGAAATAAAGGTCTTGATGTATATGAGGAACCGAAACCAGACCATCAATACTTAATGACAGTTGACGTTGCTAGAGGAACTGGAAAAGATTATTCTGCGTTTGTGATGTTTGATATCACAAGTTTCCCATATAAGATTGTAGCAAAATATAGAAATAATGAAATCAAACCAATGCTATTCCCAAATATTATTGATAGGGTAGGAAAGGCATATAACAAATCTTTTATTTTAGTTGAGGTTAATGATATTGGTGAACAGGTTTCTAGTATGCTCCAGTTTGATTTGGAGTATGATAACCTTCTAATGTGTGCTATGAGAGGTAGGGCAGGTCAGATGGTTGGTCAAGGATTTTCTGGTAAAAAATCCCAACTAGGAATCAAGATGTCTAAGACTGTAAAACAAGTTGGATGCTCTAACTTAAAAACAGTTATTGAAGACGATAAGTTACTGATAAATGATTACGATATTATTAGTGAGTTGACAACGTTCATTCAAAAGAATCAAACATTTGTAGCAGAAGATGGTTGTCATGATGACCTTGCTATGTGTCTTGTTATTTTTTCTTGGTTGATTGTTCAACCATACTTCAAAGAAATGACGGATAATGATATCCGAAAGAGAATTTACGAGGACCAGAGAGATCAGATTGAACAAGACATGGCACCATTCGGATTCGTAAGTGATGGTTTATCTGATGACAGTTCATTTGTAGATGCTGCTGGTGATAGATGGCATACTGATGAATATGGTGACCGTTCATATATGTGGGAGTATTATTGATGGACCTAGGTGATGATTTTTCTTTCTCTTTTCCTAAAGATAGGAAATGTAGAGTTTGTGGAAAAGTAAAAGACTTAGAAACTGAATTTTACAAAACTAGAAAAGGGAAAGGTAGTTCATCTGGTGCCTACTCATATGAGTGTAAAGATTGCACAATTAAAAGAGTTTCAAGAAAAAGAAATAGAATAAAGTATTTTGCTGATAGTGACTATCCAGACTGGTAGTTGTTTCCCCAGTTTCCCCACTAAAAAGAGTCTGATTTCTAAATATTAGTAGACTAATATGAACTTCTTTAAGAGGGGACAAAATGGCGTTAAATTTAGTATCACCAGGAGTACAGATAAGAGAGGTTGACTTAACTGTTGGAGCAATTACTGCTGCTAACGATCAAGTCGGTGCTTTTGTCGCTCCTTTCGCAAAAGGTCCTGTAAACGAGCCAATTCTTGTTACAAACGAAGCAGAGCTTCTTGGAACTTTTGGAAAACCATCTGAAACTGATGGACAAAATGAGTACTGGTTGTCAGCATCCAATTACCTCTCTTACGGTGGTGTAATGAGAGTTGTAAGAGCAACAGGAGATACACTTAATAATGCAAACTCTGATGCACAATCATCTCTACAAATCCTAAACGACGAAGATTACGAGACAAACCACAGAGCTGATACTGCATGGGAATATGCAGCAAGAACTCCTGGTTCCTGGGCAAACGATTTAAAAGTCTGCACCATTGATGGAATGGCAGACCAAATTATCACTGGAATTGGAACCACTGCTAGAACAGTAACAACATCTACTACTGTAGCAACCAAGACTGGTGATGTTGGAATCACAACAAACTTAATCACTGGTATCACAACTTCTTCACTAACAGTTGCTGATATTGTTAGTAACGCAAATATTCCAGAAGGAACTACGATTTCATCTATCGGGGTATCGCAGATTATCCTTAGTGATAACTCAACCAACACTGGTTCATTAACAGCAGAAAGTTTTGTATTCTCTCAGGAATCAACAAGCACTGTTGCTACAGATGTCCAAGTTGGATATGCAGTAACTCAAACATTGAATGCTAGTTACGCAGAAAACGGTGTAGTTAGAAACTTTGTAGGAGAAATCAGAGGAATTATTACTGGAATTGGTAATGAGGAAATCTACGTTAAGGTTGTAGATAGAACTAACTCATTTAATGGAGTTACTGAAGCAATTGAGTATAAGAATCCAGGTCAGGGTGCAAATGCTAACTCCTTTGAAGTTGATGATGGTAACACTGTCAATATTGTAACTTCAGCAGGTATTGTTACAAATACTTTTGCTAACACACAAGCAAAAGATTGGTATGATAATCAGACCTTAGGTCTTGATAATCAACTTATCTATTGGAAGTCTATCGCACCAAAACCAGGAACTTCTCAGTATGCTGAAGACAGAAGTGCTAAGAATGACCAACTTCATATTGTAGTTGTTGATGATACTGGTAAGGTAAGTGGTACTGCAGGTGCTATCCTAGAGAAGTATACATTCCTCTCAAAGGCATCCGATGCAAGAATTAGCCCAACACAAGGCATCTATTATAAGGATTATCTAGCATCAAACTCAGATAATATCTTTGCTGGTGTTGCAAGAGCAACTACTGCTAGCAGTCTAACAGGAGTTACTGGAACTTCTACATTCACTGTAGATAATGGTGTATGGGGAACTGAAGCACAGGGTAAATCATTTAATGTTTCTGGAAATGAAACTTATAAGTTCACTAGTGGTGTTGATTATTCATCTGCCAATGGAATGGCACCTGAACTAGGTGATGTAGTTGCAGGTTATGAAATCTTCAGAAACCCAGCAGAATATGATATTGATTATCTAATCATGGGTCCATCTGGTGGAACCAGCATCTTTGAATCGCAAGCAAAGGCAACTGCACTGATGTCTATTGCTGACGAGAGAAAGGATTGTATGGCAGTAATTTCTCCACATAAGAGTGACATTGTTGCACAATCAAACACCAATACTCAAACTGATAAGGTTATTGAGTTCTTTGAACCACTTCCTTCTTCTTCCTATGCGGTATTTGATAGTGGTTACAAGTACACCTTCGATAGATTCAATAACAAGTTTGTTTATCTAGCACTTAATAGTGATGTTGCTGGACTAATGGCAAGAACATCTGCTGATGATTTTGCTTGGTTCTCACCTGCAGGTGCTAATAGAGGAGCAATCAACAATGCAGTTAAACTTGCATTCAATCCATCCAAAGCACAAAGAGACCTACTTTATTCCAAGAGAATCAATCCAGTGATTGCTTCCTCTGGTCAAGGTATTCTTCTTTTCGGTGATAAGACTGCTCTCGGATATGCTTCTGCATTCGATAGAATCAACGTCCGTAAACTGTTCCTAGCACTTGAATCTTCAATTGAGGGTGCAGCAAGAGCACAACTCTTTGAGTTTAATGATGCTACTACAAGAACAAACTTCATTAATATCGTCGAACCTTACCTAAGAGATGTCAAGGGTAAGAGAGGTATCACAGAGTTCATTGTTGTCTGTGACGACACAAATAACACACCTGATGTTATTGATGCAAATCAGTTTAAGGCTGATATCTTTGTAAAACCAGCAAGATCGATTAACTTCATTGGTCTTACCTTCGTTGCTACCCGCACTGGTGTTAGCTTCTCCGAAGTCGTTGGCACTGTTTGATTTATTATTGATTAAATATTAAGAGGAACCCAATCAATGGCAAACGCAACTAACAACACCCCACGTTACAACACCAGAACACTCAGTGATTTCAAATCAAGACTAGTTGGTGGTGGTGCAAGACCTAATCTCTTTGAGTGTGTTCTTGCATTCCCTCAAGGTCTTAGTACCGAAGTTCAAGTTGATGAAGACTTTACCTTTATGGTGAAGGCTGCTCAACTTCCAGCATCCAATGTCAACGTAATTGACATTCCTTTCAGAGGTAGAAACCTCAAAGTTGCTGGTGATAGAACCTTTGATCCATGGACAATTACTGTCATTAATGACACCAACTTCAAACTCAGAAATGCGTTTGAAAGATGGATGAACTTCATCAACAGACATGATGACAATGCAGGTGTTATTACTCCTGCTGCTTATCAAACTGAGATGGTAGTTCACCAACTTGGTAGAGGTAATGAAACAAATGGAACCAATGGTAAACTCCCAGATAACGGAGCACAAATTCCTGTCCTGAAGACTTACAAATTCTTTGGAACTTTCCCAACAAATGTAAGTCCAATTGAACTTTCTTATGATGCAGCAGATTCCGTTGAGGAATTCACAGTTGACCTACAGGTTCAGTGGTGGGATGCTCTAGATCCAGAGTCTGGTTCTTCAATCCTTGGTACTTCAGAAACCACCTAAATACTAGGACAAGACAGTCCAGTATTTCGTAGAGATGCCTAAATTATTTGGTTACAAGTTTGAGGAATCGGATGGTAAGAAGAACGATTCAGTTCTTTCCCCGATTCCTCAAAATGATGAGGATAAGTCTGATTTTTACTTATCTAGTGGTTTTTATGGTCAATATGTAGATATTGAAGGTGTCTATAAAAACGAACAAGATTTAATTCGTAGATATAGAGAAATGGCACTACACCCCGAGTGTGATAGTGCCATTGAAGATATTGTAGATGAAGCAATCGTCTCAGACCTGAACGATTCACCAGTGGAAATCGAACTTTCTAATGTTCCTGGTTCGGATAAACTAAAGGAAAGTATTAGAGAAGAGTTCAAATACATTAAAGAAATCATGGACTTCGATAAGAAGGCTCATGAAATTTTTCGTAACTGGTATATTG